AGGATCTATATTTTTATTAATAGGAAAAATATCGTATGCAATTGTAATCCTATCCTTTGAAAGATTCCAAGGAGCCATAGCATGTGCGTGGCCTGTTTCTGAAAGAATTGCAACATTGTTTTTATTATTAATAATTACATCTTTACCAAAAATTTTATAATATGTTTTAGAAGGCTCTGCTGAAACCGAATAATAGCCATGAAGAAATGGGAAGCCTTCTCCTCCATGATCGTGCCAAGGCATTTTTTCTATCATCTCTTCAGTTATCTCAATATCCTCATTTGTACTATTTTTTACACTATATAAATTAAACCATCCATGAATAGAAAAGTCTTGATCTTCAAAATTTACACCATAATACTCGCAAGCCTCAATAGTCATAGATCTTATAGATTTTAATAAATTAATTAATGCTGGATGTTTAAAATTAAATATATTGTAATACTCGGTTGTCATTGATGGAATTCCATCTTTTTTATCAATAAACATTTCCTTTGGAAATTTAGTCATTGTATGATCTGTAACCTCATTAATCTTAAAAAATTGCTCGGCATATATTAAGTAATTAACTTTATGCAGAAATGAGTATAAATCTTCTAAGTCATTATCTAATTCCCTAGAAAAAAATTTATGCTGTTTTTTCAAATGATTTTTCATGATAATGGAATCCATTTTCCTGGTTTGCCACCAGACATCATAGCAGATGGAACTATATCATAGGCAATTGTTATTCTTGGGTTTTTTTGAAACCAATCATCTCTTCCATGTGGGTGACCAGTTTCTGAAATAATTGCTCTATTGTTTTTATTTACATTTTCAAAAATTTTATCTTCATTTCTGTCTATTTTATAAAAAGTAGAAGATGGCTCTGCATCTACACAGTAATATCCATGAAATGCTGGTGCGCCAATTCCATTCATATGATCATGAAAATGATTTGGATACTTTAATGGATTAACTCCCCCATTTTTTCCTTCATTTGGAGTTTCCTGGTCTAAATTGAACCATCCGTGAATTAAATATTTTTCTTTATCCATATCTATTTCATAATATTCACAAACATCTTTCATTAATTTTCCAAGAGACTTGTAGAGTTGATAAATGCCTGGATGAATAAAAGTAAAAATATTATAATGATCAATGCCTAACTTTGTTAAAGATCCCATCCCTTTTCCATGCTTAAGCATTTCTTCTTTTGAAACATTTAGAATATTTTCATCTAAAATTAAAGATTCCATATCAACTAGATAAGACTTAAGACTATTTAAATCATTATCTAAAACAACATTAAAAAATTTTTGTGGTTTACTCATGCCAGTGGAATCCAGTGCTGTTCCCAATTATGCATAATTCCTTTAAAAGGAATAACATCATAGGCAATTGTTATTCTTGGACCTTCCCAGTCCCAATCAGCCATGGCATGGGGATGGCCAGTTTCAGAAAGAATGGCTCTATTATTTTTATTTATATTTTCAAATTCTTTATCAAATACTTTGTAGTGAGTTGTTGATGGTTCTGCTTTTACAGAATAATAACCGTGAAACCACGGAGCGCCAGAGCCACCATGTTCGTGCCAATCAAGTTTTCCGGTGTGATTGTAATTAACATTAAACCAACCTTGTACCCAAAAATCCTCTTTTTCAAAATCAAGATCATAATGTTTACAGGCTTCAATAGTCATAGACCTTACAGATCTAAACAATTTATGAATTGCTGGATGATAAAATTGAAAAACATTATATTTATTCCATTTGCTTGTAGTTATACTTCCAGAAGAGTCCCAAAGCGTCTTTTCATCTTTATCATTTTTTAATATTTCGCCTTTTTTAATACGTTCAGATTGTATAATTAAAAAATTTGATAAATTATCTAGGTCAGAATCTAAAGTTCTTTCAAAAAATTTATGAGGAACGTTTTTATTTTGACTAGTGCTGTTTAAAGAAATATTTTCGTACATTTAGTCTCCATTTCTTTATATAGTATATCATAAAGATAAATGAGATTTTTACTTATTATGTACTAGATAATCTCCAGCAATAAACCAGTCTTGTGGCTCACAGTTAAACTGATAGACTACGGACTCTGAAATATCAGTTGTTATAGATACAATTTCTATTTCTGAAAAAGATCCATCTTGTTCAACTTTTATTAAAATATCTCCTTCTTCTATTTCAGAAGCATTTTTAACAACATAGGATGACCCCACTTTAGCAAAAAATGGCTGTGTCATTGAATATTTGCTATGGGATTCTCCATTAAAATATACAACTGAATACTTTGTTGATGGAACAATATTTACAACAGTTGTTGAAACTATTCCATTTGAAGTTAATGCTGAACTAGAAAATTCTGAGTAGTCATAATCTCCAGCATCCCCTTCAGTTGACAATTCTGACAAACCTACTGAGTATACAGCATCTCCAACCTGAATATCTTTTGCTGCAACCAAACCAGTTGGCGTTCTAATTAGTGTGTCTGCTTCAATACAAGCACGTCCTCCTGGTGAAAAACCAAACGGTGTAAATCCAAATGGTGTAAATCCAAATGCGCCAAATGGTGTAAATCCAAATGCGCCAAATGGTGTAAATCCAAATGGTGTAAATCCAAATGCGCCAAATGGTGTAAATGAAAATGCATCAAACGGTACAAAACCAAATGCACCGAATGGTGCAAAACCAAATGGTGTAAATGAGAATGATGTTACTGATCCTGAAGCAGCAGATGTGCCTGAATTACCGTTAGCGTTAGTTGCATAAACGGTGTATGTTTGTGCTGTTCCCGCTTCTTGCCCTACAGAAACAGATGTTCCCGCCTGTGTTGCTCCCTTGCCATCGCTAGAAGCCCAAGTGTAAGAAGTAATAGCACTTCCACCAGTTGCTGGTGCTGACCAAGAAACGTCGTCGTTTGCCGCTCCACCTTGTGCAGTTGCGCTAGGTGCTGATGGAGTTGCAGGAACTGTTGTTGCAGTTACTGAGCCGCTTGCTGCACTTGCTGCCGATGTTCCATAAGTATTAGTTGCAGTTACTGTAAATGTATAAGCAGTATCACTTGATAAACCTGTAACCCGAATTGGAGAACTCGAGCCAGAAGCGGTGTAACTTCCTGGGGTTGATAAAACTGTATAAGAGGTTGCAGCATTTCTTGGGTCTGCAGTGAAGGAAACATCTACAGCACCATCATTATATGGACGAGCAGTTCCAACATTGGATGCAGAATCAATTGTTGGTGCATATGGCATTAAAAAGTCATTAGCACCTTGCGATTTACGACCACTTCTTTTACTCATAAACTCTTCTCCCCTTATTTATTAATTTTTTTCCTGTCTAACAATTACGCTGAAAGATCTCCAAAGACTACCCAAGAGTTTTCTGCTCTCTTAAATAATGTTGCAGATGACCAACGTGTACGAAGTTTAAGTCCAGGAGTAGCATTTACTGTTACTCCAGCATCGCCAGCAATTGTAACCTGTCCAGTGTTAGTCTGTAGAATATCCAATGTGGTTCCTACTGGATAAGCAACTGCGCTATTTAGTGGGATGGTGATTGTTGTTCCTGATTCTGAACTTACTTCAATTAATGAGTCTCTTTCTGATTCTGCTGAAAGAGTATAAGAAGCAGTCTTTGAAATAATTGGTGTTCGTGAAGGAACGCCTTCTTTTGTTTGTGTTCCGTCTGGGAATACTACTCCAGATGAGGGGGTTACTGTTGTAGCCTCAAGTGCAGCAACTTTAATGTCATCAAGTGACCCTTCTGTAAAATCAATGGTAGTTGTTGGCTCTGTTGTTACGCCTTTAAACAGTTTCCACTTAGCATCAGATGCGTCTCTTACTAATCCTGAGTGTTTTGCTGTTCCATCATTGTATGCAACTACAAGGCCAAGGTCAATCGTATTTGCTGGATTTTCGTGAGCAAGTTGAAGAATATTGTCTTCAACTGTAATACTCGTTGATGATACTGCAAAGGTATTTCCATTTACTGTTAAATTTCCATCTACAGTAAGAGCGTCAACTGTTGTTGTTCCTGTAAATGTTGGTCCTGCAAGATTAGCCTTAAGATCAAGGGCTGTCTGTGTAGCACTTGATACTGGCTTATTTGCATCTGATGTATTGTCAACATCTGAAAGCCCTACCATAGTCTTTGTAACTGCTCCTTCTGCAATTTTTGCAGTAGTTACTGCTGCATTAGCAAGTTTTTCTGTTGTAACAGAAAGGCCACCAAGTTCATTAGTTCCAACTGAGTCATCACTTAAATGTGATTGTGAAATTGCATTGTCTGCAATCTTAGGTCCAGTTACTGCTGCATTTGCAATTTTTGCTGTTGTGACAGAATCAGAAACTGGAGTTCTTTCATCTGAAAGACGTGAATCGTTTGTGTAAACAAGGTTTAGTGTATTTGAAATACCATGTACGCTTGTATTTCCTGATTCATGGTCTGCTAATGAATTAGAAACTGCAACAAGATCTTCGTCATAGACTAGACTAAATACGTTTGAGATACCATGGACATTTGAGGTTGCTGATTCATGACCTGCTAATGAATTAGAAACTACATCAAGATCTTCATCATAGACTAAGGTAAAAGCGTTTATAATACCATGGACATTTGAGGTTGCGTTAGCATGATTTTCAACTGAAGTTTTGACTGCATAATGATCTTGATCAAGTACTGACAAGGCATTATTTGTGCTTGCAATAGAGTTGCTAAGGCTAGAATTAGTATTACTTTGCTGTGTTAAAACATTTTGGATGTTTGCAAGATTTTGAGTAATCGAATTTGCAAATCCTGCGTCATCTCCAATTGCTGCTGCAATCTCATTAAGAGTATTTAGTGTGTTTGGTGCTGCGTCGATAACCGCATCAATTGCATTATTTATAGCAGTAGTAACCTCTGATGAATCAAATACAATGGAGGCATCTACGAAATATTGTAGGCTTGCAAATGCAGTACTTCCATTACCTACTTTAAACTTGTTGGTATCTGTTTCAAAGCCAATTTCTCCTGCGCCCAGTACTGGATTTGCTGCAGCCCATTGTGCTGCTGTACCTCTGCGCTGTTGCATTCTAGTTGCCATTTTTTATTTCCTCCTGGGGGTTATGGGTATAATTATAACAGATTATTTTAGTTAAAATTATCTGTTGCTGTTCCGCCATCATACGTTAATGTCCAAGATGATGTTGATGGTAATCCTGCATCTTGTGGTGTTCCTTGTGGTGCATTATAAAATCCACTACTTATAAATTGGCTGACTATAAAACCAGTTCCATCTATTGCTGTATCGTGAATGTGATCTGGTAGTGTTTGTGTATCATCAATTGTTGCAATTGTAATCCAAGAACCATTGTAATAAACGTTGACTCGAGATGTTAACGTATCAAACCATAGTTGTCCATTTGTTGGAGAAACGGGGGCAGTTGATGATGCTGGCATTGCGCCAGTTACTGAATCAACATATGCTTTAGTGGTTGCATGGGTGCTTTCAGTTGGAGTTCCAACTACTACAGCATTTCCAAAACTACCGCCAGCAGTAACAATAAGGCCATTTTTGATCTTAAAGTCTTTTTCTACTGTTGCCATTTATCTCCCCCGTTTTTAGTTATTTTTTATTACGCTACTAGTGTTCCGACAACTGTTACTGTTGAACTGTTATTAGCAGTTGTTACATTGAGTCGGACATCTGCTCCTGAAATACTTGCTGAAATTGTTGATGCTGAACCATTGGTTCCAACAATTGCGTATTCAGTGATTGCAATGTTATCTGAAGTATCAAGTGTCAAAAGGACCTTTGAAATTTCAGTGTGTGCTCCGTAAGCAACCTTTACAAGGTATTCTGCTGAACGATATTCAGCCTTTGCAAAAGAATGTGCTACTTGAATTCCTGCTGTTGGTGCTGATAGTTGTGCTGCAACCTGCTTAGCAACTGAGGATAACTCAACTGCTACAAAGTTTGGAACAACTGCTTCAAGAGCAGATACTGCACGAGCATTTGAGAAGTAAAGGTTTGAAGTTCCTTCTACTAAATCATCAGTATCAGAATCTCCTACACCGTTTTCAGCGGTAATAGTAAGTCCTGCGCCTGAGCCTGTTATTGTAATGTTTGAAAGTGTTGCACCAGTTAAAAGATCTGCTGCTGCTGACTTTGAACGAGCATTTGAGAAATAAAGGTTACTTGCTCCTTCTTCAATATCGTCTGTGTCAAGTGCTGCGATTGCATTTGCTGCGGTTCCTGCTGCGTCATATGATGCTGCAGTTGCTGCTTGTGCACGAGCATTTGAGAAGTAAAGATTAGAAGCACCTTCTGAAACATCATCTGTGTCAAGGCTAGTTACAGAAATTGTATTTCCTGTAATATCAATGTTTGACCCTGCAGTTAAAATGTTTTGCTTTAATGCAACTGAGTTAGCAAGTGTTACAGCAAAGTTTGCGTCATCACCAATTGCGTTTGCTAATTCATTAAGAGTATTAAGCAAATCTGGTGCTGAATCAACAATTGCTGCTACAGCGTTGGCTGCTGCTTCATCTGCATAATCTTGTGCATCTGATAATGCATTTGCTGCTGCGCCTGCAAGATCGTATGATCCAGCAAGTGCTGCTTGGGCACGTGCATTTGTAAAGTAAAGGTTTGTTGTACCTTCTGTTAGGTCGTCAGTATCAGAATCTGCTACACCGTTTTCTGCAGAGATAGTAAGTCCTGAACCTGATCCTGTAATTGTAATGTTTGTTAGAGTTGCACCAGTTAAAAGATCTGCTGTTGCAGACTTTGAACGTGCATTTGTAAAGTAAAGGTTTGAAGTTCCTTCTGATAAATCATCAGTATCAAAGTTTGAAATGTCTGATACTTGACCAGTTACATCTCCAACAAGATCTGCTGTAATTACGTTTGCAGCAAAGTTTTTGTTGCCATCACGAAGTACAATAGCATTTGCTACTGATGCTGAGTTTGCTACTCCACCAATAAGTCCCTGTATGTAAGTTGTGTCTCCTGCTGATTTTGTAAGAACGTCATTTCCGTTAACGGTTGCTGTCGCACCTTCAACGATTAGACCATATTTAACTTTAAAATCTTTTGTTACTGTTGCCATTTTGTATCTCCTAGGTTATGCCTTAAGTCCCATACGTGCGTAACGTACGGTGATCGGGCGGATTGATATGTCTGGGTCTACTGTTAAATAAACAGTGTTTCCACTTCTAGAGACGCTTATGGTGCCAATATTCCCATCATTGTCTATCGTGCCGTACTCGCTTACGGAAATGTCGCTTCCATCTACAAGTATTGTCATCTCTGTGGCATAAAATTTATTATCGCCAGCAGAAGTCTTTGAAATTGCTATCAGATATTTAACCATTCGCCATTCAGTTGCACTGAAACTGTCTATTGTGGTTAAATTTTCAATACCATTAATAGTATTATCATTGTTACCCGCAGACCCTAAACTTGTTGCTTGGGATGCAGTAGTATCAATAAGATTTATGTAATCGGCCTGTGTAGGGCGGTCACCTGTTTGGAACAAATTCTTTACATTTGGGATTGATATGATTGCCATGGCATTATTATAACATTATTTTATTACAGTTTTTCAATCCAAACTTGATACCCTTTTTGTAAAATTTTAATTCTAAGTTCGTTGTTTTTTAAAAACCTATCAATACCATTTAAAGGTTTTAAGTCAACATTTCGACTTGGGTGCTCCCATCCGTAATCATCAAACGCAAGGATTCCTCCTGATTTTAAAAGCGGGAATGCTAAAATTGCATCATTGTAAACACCTTCTGCTGAATGATCTCCATCTATATATATAAAGTCAAACTCTGCATCAGAAGAAGATAGGTATTCTTTGCTATCTTTTTTGATCTTTATAGAATTCGGGAACTGGCTCATTTTTTCATCATACATTGACTCAATTTCATCCCAGTCAAATTCTGTGTGAATTTTTTCTTTTGAGCCTTTCCAAGTATCTATGTCTGTAAGGCTTGATGTTTTGTCTGTTAATATATTTTTTAACAGCCATTCAGAGCCATGACCAAGGTATACGCCAATTTGTAAAAAATTAACATTTGGAAGGTCTTTATACTTGTTTAAAAATTTTTCAAATATTTGAATGTTGCTAGAAAACCAGTTTGGGTATTTCATGGTTTCTCCAATAGTCCAAGGTTTGTTCTTTTGATGTTGTGTGAATAGAGAACTTGCCAGTTTCTTCTGCGGTCTTATCAAACTCCAAATTAATTGAAGAGCCATAATCCATTGTGTAAGTAAAAAGTGGAATAGATAAGGTTTTGCAACCTTCGTATATCAAAATATCTGCTAATGCTGCTCGTGAACTTGGCAAAACATATTTTCCATCAATAAAATATTTCTTTAATAAGGCTTCTGCCCTATTTCTTTTAATTAAATAGCATGCTGCAGACCAGTCTCTTTTTTCTTTCATATGTAAGGATGGATTGACCCTATAGTTATGAATAATGCAAAGTTGTAACATGTCGTATGGTTTTTTTATTGATTCTACAAAATTAGAAAATTCAAAATTCCAAAAATCTACAGTCTCTAAACTTAAATCGTCTTCAGTAATAATTGCATATTCAGAATCTGAAGTCTCTAGCCAATGTTTGATTGTTTCAAGATGCGAGATAGTTGCCCCTAATTCATTTTTTGCCAACTGAAGTTTATCTTTTTCAAAAACAATTTTATCAAAATCAAAAGTGTCACCATCATAGGCTGTAATAATTTTATAATCTTTTATTTCATACTTTTCAAAATGATTTTTTATATAGTCTAGCCTGTCTGTCTTAGACTCAAGATTAATCACATATATTGGGGAGAACCCCTTTAATTTATTTAAACCAGTATGTTCCAGCATGGGACACCCTCACGTATGGCGCAAGATAAATTTTTCCACCACTTTCTTTCCATAGTTTACAAAATTGATAATCTTCAGATAGCAGTCTTTCGCTTTCGTCATCAATTGTTGTTTGCCAAAAATCATATATTGGGTCTCCAAAAACAATGCTACCAATCTGTGGTTGATCGCACCTATATTGTTTAATGTCTTTTTTAATTGTTTCAAAAACATTCCTGGATATTAGCATTAAGCCAGTGCCCATGTAATCAACCTCTGCTATGGTATTTGGATTTTCTTTTAACATTTTTCTTTGTTCTTTGTTCATATTTACATTAAATATTGCAGTGTGCTCATCTAAGTTTTCTTTACCATCTAGAACGGCCTTTTTAACTCTTGCCCAATTAATGGCCTTCATTGGTACTGCTGCGCCAATAAGGTCTACATTTTCATCTATCATTCTTACGACAGCCTGTGCGTCAAACCCTTGATCCGCATCTATAAATAAAAGATAATCGCTCATACTTCTTAAAAACATTTCTGTCAAAGTATTTCTTGCTCTAGTAATTAAAGATTCATTAGAAAGATCAATAAAATTAAGTTGGTGCCCTGAATTAGAAACTGCCTGAGCCAATTGTAAAACACTTTTCATAAAAGCACCACTACAGACACCACCATACATTGGTGTGGCTAACGTAATATGAGCCATAATTCTCCTATCTATAAAATGTAGTTACTGTATCCAATTACTTGCAGTGGAATTGGAGGGGGGTTAGTAGAACTATACCCCTCAATCCCAATGTTAATAAACTTTATGCGAAACGGTAAAACATCATTAATTTTTACAACTCTTGTTTCTGGAACAATCTTTGTAATTGAATAATTTTCTAAAGTTATACTTTTTGTTTTATTGGCGCCCTTGTTGGACAGGACTGCTTTTGCCATTAATCTGTTACGTCTTCTAGGATAACCATACTACCCTGGGCAACTGTCCAGACCTGAAGATTACCAGCAGAAGAAAGTTGTATGTCGAAGATGTCTCCTGTTTGAAGAGATACTGATTCTGATGCCTCTAGAGAAACTGTAAATTCGCCATCGCCATCATCTGCATCATGAATTGGTGTTAATGCCATAATTGTAGTTGCATCATCTGTAATGACACCTTTATTTTGTGCAAGAGTTGGACGTTTAATTTTCATTGTAATTGTCCAATCTGGAATATTTAATGGCTCTTTGGCGTCATCGGTTACGTAAACACGAAACGCAGATGTGTCTCCACGAACTACTGTCCAAGTTACTGTTGGAGGTTTGTTCCCAACTTCATATTGACCGCTACTGCTTCTTGTTGTTGCCATGATTTAATTATAACACTTAAAGTCCGTTTTTAACAGCACCCCAGGTGGCATTTCCTCCCTTAATTGGCGAAACTAATATTTTTCCACTTGTTGCATGTGAATATGAAACAACACCAATAACACCAGAGCCATTTGTTGGTCGGGCATTGACTAGCCCACCAGAAGCCCCTATATATAACTTATCTCCATTAGAATATGTAGAAGTATTAATGTCATCTAAAACTCCAACCGTTACTACAACACCTTCTTGTCCATCTAATATTTGAGCCTTGACCAAACCAACACATGGGAATGTATTAATATCATCAGACTCACATTTATCGATAGTTGCTCTGCCACTAGAGTATCCAGTTATGTATACAGGAGTTCCTTTTATTAATGTTGCCCCGCTTATATTTTTTACATCAAGAGATAAATAAGGGACTTGTAGGGCAGTTAATATATCATTTACCTTTTCTGCCATTTCTTGCATGTCAGAATGAACGTTTACAGGATCATCTGCTAACGGATATGGTATTAATTGCGGATTTGTTGAACCTGATGCCATAATTTTATTATTATACCACTAAAAGCATTGGTAGTTGACAAAATTGATTTGGGGTTGATATAATTAAGGTATTGACACCGAAAGGTGTTATTTTACTTATAGGAGGATCTATGAATAAAGAAGATTTTATTACTGGAATTGCCGGAAGTTTTATTGCTGCCGTAGTTGGTTTAACTGGGGCTAACGCAAATCTAGAAGAAATTGTACCTATAGAAACTGCAAATGAAAAAGTTGAGTCGGGGACTCCGTCCGCAATAAAAGCAAAATATTCTAACGTTACAACCCTGTCAGATAAAGAGTTAAAGGTTTTATTGAAAGCGGTTGGCTTTGACGGACAAGGTTTAAAAATGGCATGGGCAGTTGCTAAAAAAGAAAGCAATGGCAGGCCTCTGGCCTTTAACGGCAACAAGGACACTGGCGACCACTCGTTTGGAATATTTCAGATTAATATGAATGGAAGATTAATGGAGGATAGACTAGAAAAATTTAATCTTAACTCGGTCTCTGATCTTTTTAATCCAGTAACCAATGCAGAGATTGCTTTCTACATGACAAAAGGCGGAAAAGATTGGTCATCTTGGACTTATCTTGAGGGACAAAGAATTAAAGAATTTTTAACTAAATATCCGACAATTAATTAAAAATAGGCAATAGCCGTATATTTTGTTCCAGAAGTAACTCTAAGTTCTCTGTGTCTATAGTTTTTGTTTGCTGGATATATCAAAACATCTCCTGCAGATAAACTTATAATTTCGTTGCCAACTCTATTTTCAAATTGAAATTCACCACCAGCATAGTTGTCGTTTAATGCTATAACAATTGTATAAAAATGTTTTTGTCCATCTCTATCTAAATCATCGTGAAAATCAGAACTTTCAATTTGTTCGTAAATTGTAAAATTTTTTATTTTTTTTATTGACAGTTCGTATTCTTTTATATAATCATACAGAAAGGGAAAGGCATAGTCAATTAATTCAGATTTTAAATTACTTTTTTTAATAGATTGCCCTAAATTGTTTGCCACTAAGTTAATTTCTGAAATTACTAAATTAGGAACCAATAAAAAATTATCTTCGCTTGGCAAGTTAATAACTTTTTGATTGACAATATGATCAGTATCTCTAATATTTTTTAAAGAAGAAATGCTCCATACATTTTTTGTTGATGGCTCATTGTTTACTGTCTGTAACAATTCTATAAAATTTTTATTTTTATTCTCAGAATAAAGGATAACAAAGTTATCTAAAAAAGTTTTATTCATAATTAATTTTCTTCCATTATTAAATGACTAAGACATATAAAGTTTTCGGTTAAAAAAAAGTAATTATCTAAAAGTACTAAAGAAACTGAAATTTGGTTAGAAATTTTTGATTCAAAATCTTCAATTTTTGTTTTTAAAAATGGTTGATCTGGGTTAACAAAAATATTGTCATCTAAAGTTTCTACATTTAGATTAAAAGGCTTAGAATCTAAAGATTGAATAAAATAGTTTTCTTCATTTTCACTAGATATCATTTTACCAATAATACTATCTGCATTTTTTAAATACATGTGATCTACCTCTAAATCTTTCTGTATTAATATTGGATCTATTCCTGACAATATATTGTTGTTTAAACTTTTAAAATTTCCAAAATTTTTATGAACAAAAACAGAATATACTGTTGCAGAACACAAAACAGTATCTCCTGTTTGAATAAAAAATCCTTCTCTTTTGTTATTTAATTTTATGTATCGATGATAAAATTCTGAATGAGTTAAAATTTCTGAATCTTTTGTTTTAATAGATAAAATTTTATCACCAAACTGTAAATCTTCAATGTTTTTTAAAGTTTTATCCTCAAGATATACTTTTGTTCCAATTGGGAATCCCATAAGGCCTACTTATTATGCACTAAATAATTACCCGCAATAAACCAATCTGCTGGCTCACAACTAAATTGATAAACAGTTGTGTCTTTTATTAATGGAGTTATAGTTTCAATTAAAACTTCTGTAAAACTTCCATCTTCATTTACTTGTATCAAATAATCTCCGACCTGTAGAGCCCCTGTTGGAACTACTTGATAAAAGTCATTTGATTTTGTAAACATTGGCTGACTAATTGAAAATAATTTTTCTAAATCATCATTAAAATATATTACTTCGTTTTTTGCAAAAGGCTCTATAGCAACAATGCGTGTGGTTGTTTTGTTTAATGGTGTAAGAGTTTTTGAAATCATTCCTACATAATCAAAATCATATTGCCCTGTAATATCGCTTTGTGGAATTTCTAATAAATTAACGCTGTCAATTTCATCATCAACTTTTAGGTCTTTGGCTGCAATTGGGCCATTAGGTGTGCTAATTAAAGTGTTTTCATCTATGCAGTTTGGTGGCGTAAAACTAAAAGGCCCAGGATTTGGTGCAAAAGAAAAAACTGGAGTAAAGCCAAATGGGGTAAAACCAAATGGGGTAAAACCAAAAGAAACAACTGGGGTGAAACCAAAAGGAGTAAAACCAAAAGAAACAACTGGGGTAAAACCAAAAGCAACAACTGGGGTGAAACCAAAAGGAGTAAAACCAAATGCTCCGAATGGAGTAAAACTAAAAGTATAATTTACTAAATTTACATTAGTACCAACAGCCTGAACTTCTCCTGCCACAATGCTTTGAGATTTAATTGTGTTATTTAGCCCAGCATCTCCTGTGTTTTCGTTTGTTGTGTTATAAACAAAGCCAGCGTTAGTTAAATTTGTTTCTGCAGTAGTTTTTGCAACTCCAACTACGTTTGGTATTGAGTTTTTTCGTGATCCTTTATTTCCACGTCCGATATTTTTTGCCATTATGCAACCAAATCTCCCATAGCAACCCAAGTATTTGCTGCACGTTTTACTAGAGTTACGCTAGACCACTGTGCTCTAATTTTTAGACCTGGGGTAGCATTTACTGTAACTCCCGATGCTCCTGCAAGTGTAACTTGAGAAGAAGAAGTTTGTAAAATATCAATAGCAGTTCCAATTGGAAAGTCAACACTAGAGTCAAGTGGGACCGTTAATGTTCCTCCAGCAGACATTTCTATCATTTTAAAAGAATCTGAAATAACAAGAGTGTAAGAAGATGATTGTTGATTAAATGTGTATAAAGGATCTACGATTGATAACCAATTTGTTCCATCATAAACCTGTAAATCATTTATAACACTTCCGCCAGCATTTTGTTTTAAAAATATAATAGTTCCGTAAATTGGTGTTGGAATTGCTGCTAATGCTGCTGCTGGGTTTAAGAATATATTAACATTTTTTGCAATTACGGTAGAGTTTAAAGATACAGTTGAATCAAATGTTTGCCCTGCAGTCCAAGTGTATGCTGCTGCAGTGTTTACTTTACCTGCAAGTTCATACCACTGGTCGGTGGCTTCATCATAAACATATCCTGGCCTTGGTGTTGAATTAAATGTTGCCATTAGATCACCTGAATAAAAGCGGTAGTGTTAGAATCATAAACATACATCTCTAACGGGGATGTTCCTTTTTTTACCCACAATAAACCATCAACAAGTCCGGATGCTGGGGTTGTGTTTTGATAAACTGATGTTGCTGATAAAGGACTTCCTGTTACAGAGGTTGCAGTGTTTACCCACAAAAATCCATCTACTGGAGAGGTTGGCTCTGTGTTTTGGACTTCTGCAGCAGCAGCGGGATTGTTTAAATTATCTGCAATTTGTTCTTGTAAGTCATTAATTGTATATGCTAATGATGGATTTAATAGTTGAGCAGTATCTGTATTGTTAACATCGTAAGTTGTTGATCCGTAATGATATAGTCTTAGTGCTGCTTGTATGTCAGCAGCATCGTCATACCCAGGAATTTTGCTTGGGTACAAATTTCCAATATTTTCAGAAGCCATAGTTCACCGCCTTCATTTATTATATCACGATTCCTCTGAAATTGGCTCTAAAATAACTGTAATTAAAGTGTGTACCGTAACTGGGGCTGATAGGTTTTGCCAAGTTCCAGAAGTTAGTTCGGCTGCTTTAAGAGTTATTACTAAGTTTTCATTGCTAGAGCCAGTTATCGCAACAGAAGATATTGAGGCTGCAACAGGGTTAGAGTGTCCTACTGAAAACTTAATTGAAAAATTTTCTTCTGTTAATGGAGTTCCAGTTATTTGAACAATATTTGCAATTGGAATTGTTATGTTTGCGCTGCCGGATGTCCAGTTAGAGACAAGATGATTTGCTGAATAAATAGTTGGGTTAACTTTTAAAATTGGGACCCAAGTATTAGTTCCAAGACTAGAGATGTATTGATATAGATATGAGTATTCGTTTCCTGGAGCATTATTAATATATAAATCGTTTAAAATTGGAGTTTGGCCTATTGTAATTGCATTTGGATTCCCAGTTCCTACAAACACCTGACTGCCACGATTTCCAGTGGCGCCAATGTCTAATTGAACTTTAACTTCTGCTGGAGGTCCTAAAACTGTAATGTCGTCAGTATTAACTAAAACTTCTACTGACATTAAATTGCTCCAGTAACGTCATCGGTTATTGTAATGTTTCCAGTAAGCAATGTAATGATATTCGTAGAACTAGAATTTATCTGGATATCATACACGTAGGTTCCTGCAGCAAGAGTTCTTCCAACTGCTGGCAAGATAGTGCAAACAACAGTATCGTTAGTTGTATTAATTACCGCCTGTGCAGAGGTTTTTGTTCCTGCAACTCCTCGAGCCGTAGCAATTGTATAAATTGCACTGTTTACTCCTGCTGGAGCATAACTATCTAATGCAAAAACTGTTCCATCAGAATTTTTTGGAGAAAGAACAAATTGGTGTGTGTCTCCACGGTAGTAGTTAAAGTTATATGTTCCTGGAAATGCCATTTTTTGTCTCCTTGTGCTTTAATCTTTGAGTGAAGGAATCGGACCTTCATTGTCAGGTTCGGAACCTGGGGTCCGACCATTAGACGAACTCAAATTTTTAAAGCGTTATCATTATACCATTAACAGATAGAAATAGTCATGCTTTTTAAAATCATATCTGAGGGGAAGTCAGTCCTTATTTGTGGCTTTGCTATGCCTTTAAAAGATGCATCTTCTATATACAAGGTTTGATCTATAACAAAATCATAAGTATTTTGATATTTTAAAGATCCCACAAAATTTACATGCTCTGTGTTATTTTTTGTAAAAAGCGTTCTTACCCAAACGTCAGTGTTTGCAGAGTAAGTTGATAATTGAATACTGTAAGAAATCTGTATTTTTGTTCCTACCTTAAGGCCTAAGAAATTAAACCCTTGTGCTTCGTCAATCCATAGCCGTTCGTTGTCTTTGGGCAAAAACTCTTCATTACTTAACTTTCTTTTAAAATTAAGAGTTACCCAACCTTTATCTCCTTCGGTTATTCCTAAATTTATTTTTTGTGTTTGCGAATTATAATATTTTGCCCAACCTGGTTGTTGTCCAGATAAAGATATTCCGTCTTTACCAGGCTTTCCTTCTTTTCCTTTTGCACCTGGAGGCCCTGTAAGTCCAGGGTCGCCTTTAGGGCCTTGTGCGCCTTCTAGTCCTGGTAAACCTTGGGGTCCTTGTGGACCTTGAATTGGAACATATGTTTGAGGTGTGGGAAAAGTTTCTGGGGTTATGTTTTGTTGCGCTTCTATAACTTTTTCAATATATGCATCTTTTGTTGCAAATGGCGTTGGCACGTTTTTACTTATTGCCATAAGGTTACTTCTTTATTTTTATTGTTTTGCTAACTCCAGATGCAGTTATACGAATAACATCTGGCAAATTACTCTTAACATTACTAACTTTAACGATAGCCATTATAAACTTCCAGACACATTGCCAATTACAGATATAGTTCCAAGAACAGGAGTCCAAATAGTTTTATTTACATCATTTAGTGCAACCTGTAGGTCAAAAGTTAACTCTGCTACAATTCCATTATAGGTGCTTCCCCAAAATGATGTAATTTCGGCAGGGGCAGTAATAATAACATATCCGTCATATGATACAACCTCTAATTCATCTATAACATCTGTCTTTTTATCATAAGCACTGGCCGTGTATGACCAATCATCGGTATCAATATATGTAACTTCGTCATTGTTTAAAAAATCAACTCTTAGGGTGCAAGTATCACCACGGACAATGGTCCATTTAATATTTGCTGGATCTGACCCAAAAATCTCATTTTCGCAAGAAGACATAATAGGATTATACCACTAAATATCAAAAAAAATATATGAAGGTTTTATAACAATTTGGTAACTTTTAAAAAACTGTCTCACTCTTTAAGATTTGGCCCCAGGATACAAAATCTATAGTGTATACTTAAAATATATAAAGAAAAAAGAATACCTTTAAACCTTAGATATCTTTATATATTATATATAGTAAAAAATTATTTTTCAGTTTTTGATATATGGGATAATAGAGCATCAAACATTTTATCTATTTTAGCGTCCATCTCTTTTCTCATCTCATTTGCTTCTGTCATCCGAACCTCTAACCTTGTGACCTGGTCCTTTAAACTTGATCCAGAATTGGGGCGAATTTCAGATAGTATTTCGTCAAAATAGTGTTTTGTTAACCACTTGATACTTCCAATGACAAATGCTACAATAGTAAAGATAGATACAATTAGGGCTGCGGTATCAGTTGTTGACATAATAAAGTAATTATAACATTATTATTTAGGAGAAATTAAAAATGAAAGACGCTATATTGGAAACGCTAAGTAAGTTTCAAAAAATTATAATCTCTCCAGATATTGATGGTTTTATGTCGGCGGAGTTGTTAAGTCGAAAATTTGATTCGGTTGTTGTTGGTACGTACGATAAAAATTTGTTATGTCTTGCTGACGATGTTAAGCCTGAAGAGTGTCTTTTTTTGGATTGCGATATGAATACAAAAGATTTTGTTTCGGTCGGAAATCATATGAGAATTGAAAATGACAATATGGCTGATTCGTCGTTTAATCCAAATCGTTTTTGGAATACGAAAATGTATACCTCTAAGTTTCCTTACGCAACCTGTTTTTTAATTTCGTCGGCAATAGAGGTTGATTTAGACCTGTATGACCTTAAACGCATGGCTCACGCTGATTCAACACTAACTAATATGGACAATTACAGCGCTAACATGCTTAGATGGTCTAGTAGGCTTAGAGAAGTGGATATCAAACCAATTATTGAAAAAACCTTAGATATATCAGATATCCGAGCAAAGTATCCAACACAATCTTTTGTATCAAGAAGGTTTGGACTAGATAGGTATCTAGTTACGTTAAATGCTGCTCTAATTTCCGAGGGGATAAAACATCTACCAATAACTACGGGTAAGCGCTATATGGCTGATAAGGTTGGTATAAACACCCTTATGCGTTATATGAACGATATAATATCTTATGCAGAAATATACTCAGGCGAGTATAGTGTGACGTATAACCAGGAGATGGAATGGAGATAATGGCAATAGGTTTGATTATGTTTACTATTGGGCTTATGGCTGTTATTAAGAAATATGTCCGATGACGTTAAGCCTTGGGATTTGTTTAATCCTAATCAGCCAAGAAGCCAAGAGGATCTTGTTAATTCCCGCTTAAAAATATGTAGAGCATGTGAATATTTTAGACCTAAGACTGAAACCTGTCGTAAGTGTGGATGCTTTATGAAATTAAAGACTACGCTAGAAAATGCTAAATGTCCAATTGATAAGTGGTAAAAGCGTGTTATAATGATTACATGAGTGTTAAAAGAATAGAACCAATTGAAATAGATAAATTTTTTACAGAAAAAGAAATGGACCTTGTCTATGGCGTTATTGATGCAAAAATAGAAAAGGGTCTTACAGAAAAAAATGATCCATATGCAGAAATGTTTAAGTTTTCAAATAATGGTTTTATTACAAGTAATAGAGACTGGCCGAAAGAACTGATTGATGTTATTAAAAATAAAGCAGAAGAACTAGGCCAAGGTAATGTTTCATATGAGAATATAGTTTTAATTTTTTGCCGATACACGCATGATAGTGGTGGGGCTCCAAACTTAGTTCCCCACGCAGATGTTGTTGTAAATAAAACTATGTACACCGCTACAGTGAGACTTAAAAGCAGTAAGCAATGGGATTTTTATGTAGAAGATAAAAAATTTGATATGGGAGAGTATGGTTCTGCTGTATGGTTTACTGGAAATCAAGATGTTCATTGGAGACCAGATATGAAATTTGAACCACATGAATATTATGATATTTTGTTGTGTCAGGCCTGGACAGATACTAATAATGACCTATATCCAGAAAATCATTTTGACATCATGCTCGAAAAACAACGTGCTTTGCAAGAAAAATACAAAGACATGTTAACAATTGCAGGCACTGAAGACAAAAACACCAATACAGATTGTACAGGCATGTCTGATGGTCAAACTATTGAAGAGGCTGTTGCAATTGCAAAAGAGTTTGGCAGTAGAGCAACAAGAACAAACTAATCTAGAGAGTGATCTACCTCAGATTTACAAGTACAGCCATCGCAACAAAATTCTTGAAAAACCTTTAACGCCAAACCATCATTTATAACAGGTTCGTTATCTTGTAATCTTGCTATGTTAAGGGGTGTTTCATATCCTTTAGGAGTTTGTCTACTCCAAGAATCTGGATACTCGCTCATTGACCAAATACCCCGAAAAATATTACTGCCAAACCAATTATAATTATTGATGCAATAACTTGTAATGCAATTACTCTCATTAAGAATCTTTTCATGAATTTATTATACTACTATATAGTCCACCAGGTGTTGTTATTGAAGAAGAATCCGACTTTTTCTCTGTATGCTGCATACCCCGCATTAATTGTATTCCAATCAGGATCGTGCGTTGTCAAACCACAGTATCGGCATAAGCCATGTCCTACATAGGTATAAGCGTGTTGACACATATCTTTATTATACTACCTGGAAAATCTGAAAAAATTTTTATTTTGACAAAATCTGAATATTTTGTTTAGATGTACGATGCAGCATTTAGAAAATAAAAACCACAAAATATAGTGAGCACATAAAGGGGGGAAGCCCTCTATGCTTGCTCTGGGTAGTGTGTCCTATCGTAGTCAGCAAGTGTCCCACCATTGTCTAGATGGGCCTTGCGTCTTAACTGTTCAGCAGAATACTCAGACACTCTTGCGTCCTTGTATCCAACCCGAATGAATACCAATTAGCGGTGCGTTAATGTTAACCGCTGTTCCTAATGGTAATGCGTCAGCATATCTCTCGATAAACTCTAACACCCTGTCCTTGTTTTCAAACGGCATCTCTTTTACTGTACCGCTTACTGATGTTAGTTCTACTGTTATCATCTATCTCTCCTAATTAACTTAATTGAATAGATGAAAGCAATAGTGCCAACTAATAACCATGATGGTATGTCTAGTGCTAGACCAATGCTGTCAATGTATAGACTAAAGTAGTCTAGATCAAAATATAATTCCATTTATTCTTCGTCCTCTCCGAACATCTCTACTAACGCTTTGTTAGCATTTTGTAAAGCCTCTATGGCTTCGTTAATCTTATCAGCGTTAGTCATAGCGAGAATCCTAATCTATTAGAAGTGATAGCCTCTACCTGTGCTAATTGCTCAGGAGTAGCGTTGCGATAAGCGTTAATGCTCTCAGCAATCCATGGAAAACTTTCCATAGCAAGCGCATGCTCTTTAGCATAGCGAGCCTGTTGGGCTTTTCTAATATCCGCAATAATGTTATTGTTAGGGTTATTGTTTATCATTTATAGTTATCCTTTCAAGATACTTTCTTTATACCCCCTAGTCTAGCAGGGGGGACTGACATTTTGGGGACTTTCCCCTAGTGTCGTGGTGTGAGATACCTCACTTAATTGCTACGCTCATCCTATTGCTAGGCTTATTTGGTAGGCTCATTGAGGCTATCTAATCTCTAACTCACTTACTTGCTAGGCTCATCCTCTTATCGAGGGTTATTTGCTAGGCTCATTGAGTCTGCTTCTTTATTTTTTTGTATAATGGAATTATAGCAGAGATAACCCCAAAAGTCAAGACGACACGCCGTAAATAACACGCATGTAATTAGTGATATACACCACACGACAATTCGGACATATTGGACATGTAGCCCGGCGCTATCGGGTGTGTCTGAGAGAGTTATCCACATGATATAGATCACATACCCATTTCACGCTTAAGTTATCCACATGACCTACATCACACGACACAATGTCCGATTTGTCCTACCTACTAGTCAGTAAATGTCAGTGGTAGGTGTTATACTTCTAGTATAAAGAAAGTTGAGAAAGGTTCTCAAACTTAGAAAGGAATTCAAATGAATTCAGTTATAAATAAAGTGTGTAAGCATACACCTAATAAAAATGCTATCTCTATCGTTAATGACGAAAGATTTACCTTCTGCGAGAATTGTGAGCAGAATATAACTTCTCACTATCGTGAGGATAATGACTTCATGTCTTATTGGACTTCTTGGAAAGTTGGTAAGTAAATGATAGATTTATTTTGTAAAGTTTGCGATGGCTTTGTGCTATCGCTTCCTGCTGATGAAGCAGAAGACTTAACTGTTAAATGTTCTAGTTGTTGGGAATAATAAAATGTTAAAAGAAATAAAAAACAAAATTATTCGTATTCAAGAATTGCGTCGTAGTAATGCTGCGACTCCAATTCCAAATAAAAAAAAGTATTCAAGAAAAACAAAACATAAAAATAAATTGCAATAAAAAAACCCGGCGCACCTGGCGTGTCGTACACAGGCTGTGGATAACTTACGTACGATGTGATTTTTCTCACAAGACTTGAGCGTCTCATTATTTGGAATTACTGGCTAGTAGGTTGTAAATGTCTGCTAATTCTGATAGACTTACGGAGTAAGAAAATAAAGAAAGGAAGTGGCTAACAATGGCTAACTTATACACAATAGAAAATCTCCTAGTGGGAAAAACTTATAACTCAAAAACTTTGTCTGGAGAAATTGTCTCAGCAGAGAAATCTAATCAACCAATTTGGTATGGAGAAAATACGGAAGCGTATTTGGTAGAAATTTTTTCTCCTCATACTTTGCGTAATAAATACCGCACAATTGCGGTGAAGGTTGGTGAATAATAATGGGATATATTGAGATATTTCGCCTTGATGAACAAGGTGCTGGGTGGGTTGACCTTTCTGAGGCTACCCCCGCAGAATTGCTTGACCTAGAAATTGGCTTATTCCAAGAAGGGGCTTTGTGAGATAAATCACAAGGCAACACACCCCCCGCAGGTTGAAAATGTCGGTGGGATTTGATAGGATAGTCTTATCAAACAATAAAGAAAGGTGGTCAGAAATGACTTACACTATAAAACTAGAAACCTATAATGGCGCAGTAAAAAATATTTACTTAACCACTAAAGGACAAGTGGCTGAGTTTATTAACACTTATCCAAACCAATTACCTGTTGGCGTATCTGTTAAATTAGATTGCGATATGCTAGGGATTAGAGGAACGCTAAGAGGTAAAAAACAATGATTAACTCTGTTATGCGTTTTGATTGTAATGATTGCAATGGGCAAGGTCTTATCTTTTGGGGTAATGACCTTGACTACAATGTGGAAAAATGCGAGTGTAATGATTTCGCACTAGGAACTTTATTTACTACGAAAGAGGCTGACTAAATGACTAGAAAAGACTATATCAAAACCGCAAACATATTGGCTGGATTTGTAGATGAAGTTCCACAAAACACTTATGAAGATTTAGTTCAAGAGTTTGCTGAGTGGTTCAAATCAGATAACGAAAACTTTGACTTTGCAAGATTTGAAAAGGCTTGCGGAATTGATGAGATTGGATTAATAAATGTTAACTAATTTAGATGTGATTGCAATAATAATTGCGCTACTTGGTTGCTTAACTGTTATGGGTTTATTTTGGAAACAAAATATTGCACAACAAAAAGAAATTCGCAGATTGCAAATTGCGTTGCGAACTGAGCGACTTAAAAACAAATAAACAAAAGGCCCTAGAACATACGTTCGAAAGGCCCGGCGCTGACGGCGTGTCGCAATCAATAGTCTTTACGTGTGGTTAAGATCACACCCCAGATTCTCCAGATTATGGTGTCTAATTAGATTTTGTCGGTTGTATCTGATAGGATAAAGATATAAAGAAAGAAGGCAAAATGGGTAAAGTAAAAGCAAGCGTAATGGATATATTGGAGTGCGATAGTTGTTATGGCTATGGTTGGCAATTCGTAGGAAATGCTATAGACTATGATGTATGGGCGTGCGAGTGTAATCCTTACAATATCCCTGCCGACAACCTACTAGATTGGAAACTAAACTAATGGAATATACTTATTCACTTACTACTTCGTATGACGGAGAGTTAATTCATACCCTGCGAGTTAGCGATTTGTTTGACGCCGTTCATGCTTGGGATAAATGCGTGGACTATGGCTTTGCTAAAGAATACGCAACCTATAACTTGTCTGACCCAACAGGTAAGATGTATACTAAAACCTTCTACACCAACGGAAAGGTATCAATTAAATAATGGGATCAATAACAGCAATAGGTTTAGCAGATACAACGCTAGACCTAGAAACACAATTAAAGTATCACTTGCAAGGTAATCATTATCCACCAATACCAACAGTAATGGTGCAGCCTTGCATCGAGGCTATTGACGCTTACTATGATGAGGACTACTCTCGTAAAATAGAGTTGCCAATTGTTGATGGATTCCAGATTAGTTGGAAGGGTAATACTTGGACTACCGCTAGTGCATTGGTATCACACGCACACCTAGAGTGGTTTATCGAGCCAGTAGATGAGTAAAGACTTGCAAGATAAACTAGATGCAGTTGCGCTAATCTTAGAGCCTATTCTATGGGAAACACTAGCAGAAATTGAGGAACAATGAAAACATTAGAAAACGATGATATTATTCTAATTATGGATTACTATAAAGTTGATATGTTAACTGCAGGACAGTTAATGGTTGACGATAACATTCTTGTTGATGGCGAGGTTGTTTGTATTACTGAAATAATTTCATTAGCCGATGGATACACTTTAGAAATTATAAATGATTTTGGTGAAAGAGATACTATTGAAGTTTCTGAGTATCAGCAATTTGATTTAATGATGTTGAAATAAGAGGCGCCCGGCCAATGTCCGTTTTGTCCCATTTTGTTAATTACGTATACTTGTATTTTTCCCCTAAAAATGTTATACTTAATTATGACCCAATTAAAGAGATCGCATGATAGAAAGGTCGCTAACCTTGTTACAAAAAATGGAAAGCAAGCCGCAATTGCAAACACGTTCGGATTACCCGCAGGAAAAAACTTTTCATGTCCTGGTGCTACGTCTATCTGCGAGACTGTTTGCTACGCTGGGAAACTTGAAAAACTATTCAAAGGAGTAAAGGCTAACCTCCTTCACAATTGGGAGTTATTAAAAGACGCAGACGAATCAACTATGATAAGTCTATTAGATAATATGATTAATGATTTTAAAAAAGATTGTGAAAAGAAAAAAGCCCCACTACTATTTCGCATTCATTGGGACGGTGATTTCTTTAATGACACGTACACCAAAGCATGGAAGCAGATCATCCTTAACAATGCAGATATAAAATTTTGGGTATATACACGAGTAGAAGCAGCAGCCTTAATGCTTAAGGGTATTGATAATCTATCTTTATACTATTCAACAGATAGCGAGAATAAGCAAATAGGTGTTAGTTTAAAGAAAGATCATGGAGTGCGCCTTGCATACCTTGCACAGAATTTTGCTATAGGTCAAGCAGATATGAAAAAATTGTTTGATAAACCTGGCGCTAAGTGTCCTGAGAACCTAAAAGCCATTCCCCTAATCTCAAATGCTGGAAGTGCTTGCGTATCATGCGGATTGTGTGTATACTCTAAAAGCGATATTGTTTTCTCATCATCTAAAAAATAAGGAGTGGTGCTTGGAACTCTTAATAGGACTATCAATTATATTCGTCTATTTATTGTTTGCTGGTCTAGGACACTAAATGTCCGTTTTGTCCGTTTCTATACGCTGGTGTGAGATACATCACAGATATCACATCTCAAAATATGAGATTATTAGAAATATAACTTGTATTTTTGACCAAATAATGTTATTCTTAGGTAGTAAGCCAAACCAACAAGAAGGAGAACCATGTCCGTATCAACCGCAACATACAAAGTAGGCGACACCTACACATCACAAAAATCAAAGGTAGTAGGAACTATTACCGAAATTGTGCCAACTAACAAGAACACAGTTAGAGTTAAGTTAGATGTTAATGGCTCAACTCGCTGGACTACTTGGACAGCAAAGTAATCTTAGCCTAGTGGCTAAAGTCCTGAGCATGACCAAAAACTGCTCAACTTAAAAGCCCCACTAACAGAAACGGAAACCCATCACAATGGCAAGAAGCAAACCCATCAGCGTAAAAATCGCTACTGCTAAGGTTATTACAGCCTTAGAAAACAGATTAGCCGAACTAGAGGCTAACTATAAAACACAAGACGAGAACGAGGCAAAGTTCCAAACCCAAATAGACGCTTGGAAAAAAGAACTATTTGCTTTTGCTATCGCTAATGTTTCTAAGGCAGAAAACCTTAGAACTAACTATCGCCAATGGAACAACAACCTTAATGTTGATTTTGATTTAACAGTTAAAGAAGGCGAGTTCCCTGCTGAACCTGAGCGTAAGTTTGAGCAAATCCATGTTCATACTTATCGTGAGCAGAAAGAGGAAATGGAAAACGCTATCCGTATCCTTAAAATGACCGACGAGGAAACAGTTAGCACTAGCACATATAACGCTATCGCTAGATACCTTTAATAGTTTGGGGGTATTTGACTATGCCCCCAAAATATGTTAGACTAGATAAGTAATGACCCAAACCCAAACAGAAAGGCAAGACCCAAATGACACTAGGCGGATACACATACCAACTAGGTGATTTATTCACCACAAGCAAAACAGGTATTACAGGTAGAATTGTAAAGTTCTCACCTATTAACTCTAAGACCACTAGAGTATCCTTACAATTAGCAAATGGCGCAAGACGCCTTGCTATGGTAAGCACAACTAAATAATTTATCTCTGATAAGCACTTGGCTCATCTGCTAAGTTATTCCTGAGATAAGACTCCTGAGCATGAGTTCTAAACTGCTCACCTTTTAATTGCCCCGCAAAAACCCGGGCACATGTGATGTAGATCACGTCCCACTATGTGAGACTAATTAAGAACTGAACTTGCATTTCACAGGCCATGGTGATATTATTGTATTAACAGAAAAGGAACCCCTAATGAGCGAAGTAATGTTACAAGATCAGTTAACTGTTTCTTATAATCCCAACCTACTTGTGACCTACAAGTATATACCTGAACTGACACCTTCACATGGTGTGCAACTAGGGGAAGAGCCAGCAGCAACATTCATGACTGATAAAGTTACTGAGATTGAATGGCAACTTCATAAGTCACGAGAGTATGCAGCAAGATCATCTGCATTGGCTGCAGAGCGACGTGGTGACATTGAGTGGCTTGAAGAGCACATTGTTGAATGGTATGACCCAAACTATTCCAAAGAAGAAGTTTTAAAAGCGCTAGCAGAACACTTTGCTATTAATCCTATGAAGGAGATTAGCGTATACGGAACTGTTACATTCAGCGGAACAATACAGGTGCCACTGGATGAGGTTGAAGATTTTGACCTAAGCAATGTAACCATTGACGCAGAAATAAGTTCATATGACTATGAAGCGGACCTAACTGTGGACGATGTATCACTGGAAGAGAACTAATAAGAGATCTGTAGCATCCGCTGCAGGGACCGTTTAAATTTGATAGGGGGCTATCAAGATCCTGGACATGATCATAAACTGTCCTATTAAAATGCCCGGCCCGCCCGAAATGTCCGATTTGTACTATTTAAGAAGATTAAACCATTTCCCCCAATCCTATTTGACATTGTCAGCCATGACTGCTAAACTTAGTTAAAACGATCGAAAGGAAAAAAATGGCCCATGAGTTAGAAACTCAAAACGGTGTGGCAAGTTTTGCATCATTCCGTGAACCTGCATGGCACAATCTTGGTACTGTATTTGATACTGAGAAAAACACTAACGAAATGTTAGTTGCTGCTAATCTTAATAATTGGAATGTTAGACTAGAGGATTTAGAAATCCCATCTAGTTTAGTATCTGACAAACAATATCAATATGTTGTTCGCACAAATCCTACTGACAAATCTCAAACTGATGTTTTGGGAATTGTTGGTGAGCGTTATGTTCCACTACAAAATGAAGATTTATTTTCATTCGGTGATAATATTCTTGATGGTGGTGGACGATGGGAAACTGCTGGCTCTCTTAAGGGTGGGCGTGTAGTATTTGGCTCTCTTGCATTAGAGCGTGAAACTGTATTAGACCCAAATGGTGTGGCAGATGTTGTTAAAACTTATTTGCTTATCAACACATCACACGATGGCTCAATCGCTATTCAAGCAAGCATAACACCCGTTCGTGTTGTGTGCGCTAATACTCTTAATGTTGCACTTAACCGTACACGCAAGAAAGATGGCGTCAAGCAATCTTTCAAAATCCGTCATACTCAAACTGCTCAGGGCAAAGTTGCTGTTGCTCGTCAAGCATTAGGTATGGCTAATTCATACATGGACGCATTTGATAAAATGGCTCATGCTATGATAACAAAAGAAATCACCGCACAAGATTTCAATAACATTATTCTTGCTGCATATCCTAAACCTGAAACCGATAGCAAGGGCTCTCTAAAGAAATGGGAAAACAAAGTAGATATGATTAACGATATCTATACTGGAGAGTTTAACGGAATGATTAGTGGAAATGCTTGGGGTGCGTTCAATGCACTAACTGAGCGTTTAGACTGGTATCGTTCTGCTCGTGGTGGTAATAGCGAAAGCATGTTTGCTGCTGCTTCTGGATTTGACCCTGTAATAAATGCAGAGAAAAATCGTTTGCTAACTATTGTTCAAAATACTTTGCAACTAGTTTAGCAATAAAATCCTGAGCATGATTTAAAACTGCTCCGCTGGTCCCATAGATCAATTGGTTAGATCGTTACCCTGTCACGGTAAAGGCTACGGGTTCAAGTCCCGTTGGGATCGCAAGTGGGCCCGGGCATGACTATTTAAATAATAACACACAATTGTTTCATTAAGAACGCTTGACTTTTTTCCCAGTTGCCTGTAAAATATTAATATGACCCTAAACGTAGAAATATATGAAATGGATTACTCATGCTCTCCTGGTGGAGTTAACTGTTGGGAAGTATCTATTGACGAGTGGTGTGTCTCTGATTTTAAAACCGCAGGGGACGCAATACAATACGTGCTTGACAAATACCCTTATGATGAGTTAAACTTAAATGTAAAATCCCTTAACTGGTACTTTAAGGAGTATGCAGATGATTACGCAGTTTAAACCCAAAACCATAAACCAATTAGTAGAAACCATATACGAGGATAATTTCTCACACCTAGATCTAATAGACAACATGGCTAGCGGTGATTGTGATTGTCGTATCCATATCACTCTTAATACTATCTTAGAATATTGGGGTGAGTAATGTCAATGCTAGGGTATGAAAGAGATGATTTAGATAATATGGTTCTTGCAGTTGAATCTGCTCTAACTACCGTGAATTCTGACGATGATCCTTGGCTACACAGAAACCTTACACAAGCCTCTGACTTCTTGCAAGGCCTATGGGCAGAGGGGTACTTTGAATAATGGCTCCTCAATATTCTCAAGACCACGGTGCAATTATAGATAAAATTATGGAACTTATAAACACAGATGGTGAGGTCCTGTCTGATGAAGAGGTTGTTAATAGTATTAGGGGACTTCTTGAAGAGAACCCTCAAACCTATTGGGGTGGAGTGTGATGTAGATCACCTTACGATACCTTGTAATTTTTCCCAGTTCGTAGTAAAATTGTATTAAGAACCCTAGAGAAAGAAGCCCAATGCCCAAGTTAGTAGAACTTACAGAGGATGAATGGTTTAAACAGTTCAAGCCTATCCCAAACCATTTAGACGAGAATGCCTCATTCAATGACGGTGAACATGGCTATATGTTTGAGACATATGGTGATGAGGTAGAGTTTGTTAGAGACCATGCGTTTCTACATCCCAACACTGTATGGACTTACTGTGACGGAGATAACGGTGGTACGTATATCTCTGACGGTATGCATATGGTTAATAGGATTGGTTACTTTGTAACTACCGTGCCCTACGATGACAAACAGTATTATCAGATACAACTAATTGCAGGAGAGGACGACTAATGCATACCCTACATTATCTAGCAGTTGAAGCAGATAACAAGCAAGAGGCTTTTGACAAAGTTGTTGTAAGCCTACAAACAAACGAAGACGGATACCGCATAGGCGATTGGTCAGATTGGCACGTCGTTGGCGGAGGAAGGTGGAGCACTAATGCACAAAAATCTAAAGATTTTATGGACGGTTATAACCATGACAGTACTGATGTTATTGGCTATGCTGAAAATAAAGAAAAGTTCCAAGAAGTAATTAAGGATATCTTAAGGTTCCGCTCTCAAACCATGAACAGAAACATAGTAGAGATTAAGACTGATAAGTTTATTAGTCAAATGGTCGACTATGCTTCAGAGGGTGGCAGGGGTCCCTGGAATGGGGATACCCTAATGAATGTTTATTCTATTAAACAAGCAGCAGAAATGCTCATGGGCTCTTGGACATCCGACAGTGGGTTTTACGATCTTCAAGAACATGTCTCAGAATTCGAGTATTTAAATGAGCGACTTGACAAACCTGAACAGTCTGCTCTACAATATCTAGTACCAGTAGACTTTCACTTCTAAGGAGACCCAATGATAAAAACAAAAACCTTAATCCTAGCAGGCCAAATAGGAATTGATAGCGGACAAGCAATGGTTGGCGACCCATGTTATTTAGAGCAATGGGATACTAACCAAAATGATGAGTGGAATATTGACGGCAAGCAAGGGCAATATTCTTATCATGGCGCAAGTGCCACCACACTTTCTAATGCTTACGGTCAGTTAGGTAATGGCACGGCAGTAGTATTTAATACAGGATATGGCGATGGCGTATATCCAGTCTATGTTCAGATGAACGAGGACGGCAGAGTTTCTAAAGTCGTAATCGATTTCGAGGGGGACCTAGATGAGGAGAATGACTAATGGCTACATGGGATGTTGAAATAATCTTTGAGCCCACAGGTACTTATATGAATTTTGAATATGAGACTGACACTGAAGACGAGAACGATATCTTTAATGAGATAACAAATCAAATATCAATTATACCTGAGAGAACGGATGACTAATGGGAGCACGCTGTACATTCGTATTTAAACAATCAGAGGACCTAGCAGTAGCACTGTACAGTCATTGGGGCGAAGACAGTATGTATACAGATCTGGCTCAGGCCCTAAAGCATGCAGCGGTACGTAAAGGGGATACAGAATACTATACCCGCATGGCTATTAGTTATTTGATGCAAGACTCTATCTTGGATGAGACAGGGTTTGGAATCTATGCATGTAATCCTAATGACTTAGGGTTTGCGGACCATCCAATATTAATCGACCTAACAGATAATACTATTAGTCATGATGGCGTAGACCACAAAGACATTGATAGTTTTATTTCTTATAATTGCTCTACGGATACGCCCGTAGGAGCGCTGCAGGGGTAGGGTCACCACCTGCTAAAAACGAGGGTAGGGCACCGACTAATGGGTGGTTTGTGTCCTACCCCATTTTTTGATATACTGGGGAGTAAGGAGAGTTATGTATCGTATTAGTAGGGCTAAGCAAACAACCAACGAGGAGAAGGTTGCTATTGCTATGGGCAAACACCTTGCTGACTTTTATCTTGATTTAGAAAAGGTTGGATATTATTTGGCTAAGGCAACCCCTTATTTAATTTATCGCAGGGCATTAGAAGTGCTGGAAAGTGCTAAGTTTCAAGAGGACGAGATAGAGCATGCTAAATTACAGTATGATCAAAGAAGGCTTCCATAACAATGAATAGTTTGGTATACTTATAAGATGAGCGAAACAGGACCAACCACTAAGTTAAAAATTCTTTCTGAGTTGTGGTTAACTTATCGTGATGAAGAAGCCTTTGAAGAGTTTGTAGACTATAACGATATAGGACTACCACTAGCCTACGCTATTCATACTGACATTGTTGCTCCTTCTCCAAGGTCTGATCTTTATACACAAGAAACCTTTGATATGCTTTTGGCATCTCTAGGGTTTGTAGATGAGGCAGGGGATATTGTAGATAAAGGCTGGGAAGATTTAGAAGATATGTTAAATAATTCTGAGTCTTATATTAAAGATAACAAATAGGGGGAACAAAATGGAAAGAGTAGAGGCTAGAGCAGAAATATTAATAGATCAAGAGTCTTTTGATAACTGGGTGGTAGTAAGCGGTGGAAATAAGTCAAAGGTTGCTGCTGATCTTATTGGAGATATTTTTGGTCAGGATACTGCTGGAGAATATTTAATTGATGATGAGACTAAGATGGAACAAATATCTAAAGTTGTTGGTTTTTATTGGGGCATGGCCTAAAGGCCCGGTCCATACTTTCCAAACCATCAAACCTTAAAACCTTATTACGATCCAGACATTACGATCCACTGAAATATTTTCCAGATTCATGGACAAACCTTCATATGCTATAATTTCAATATGTCAAACCTTAAAACCAAATGTTATTACTGTGATAAAGAAGCCACCTATGTATCTGACAAGGATGGTTTGATTATAGATACCTGTCTTATACACTTTAAGTATAGGTATTCTGGTTAATCCCCCGCCAAAAATAATGATATAATCAGGTTATGAGTCCCCATCATTTTGCTAAATTAAACCGTAGCCGTCAATCACAAACTGAACGTGAAATTGAAGAGCGTGTAGAGCACGCCTTATCCTTTGCTTTCTCTCCCGTCCGTCATCCCGTCAAGGCCTTTCGTGATATCAAGCGCCTTTTCAAGCGGGGACAAAGACAATCAGAGTCATAATACTCTCTATATAAAACCTTAATACTTTCAAACCTTTTTACCTTTTTTTATTACGAAACCTTAATCTTTTTCCCAGATTCTATATGGTTTTATAACTTTTTCTTTATTTTTTTATAGGGTTTTTGGTGCTTGACAAACCTTTATATCTATGGTATAAGGCATATGCAGGGCATATGGTTTGAAGGTTTGAAGGTTTGGGATAGGAAGGTTTTTCCGCCAGACATTACGAAGCCCCATATAAAAGCGCTCCATTCCCCACCACTTTCCTCCACTTTACTCTACAGTCAGATCTTAGCCCTATCAGTAACATTTATTTTTGATAAAACTATCTTTCTTCGTGCTTCCCAAGTGTCAATATCTTTAGGAAAATCAAAGTCTTCAGTCCAATCATCTATCTCTACGGAGTGAAATTTTTGTTTATCTTGGGTAAATTGATCTAGCAATCGCCAACCACCAGCACTGTAATTCTCTTTGGATTCTATGATTTTTAATATCGTAGACTCTAAGATAGGAATAGAAGAACCATCAAACCCTATACCCCATATCTCCTTCCATAACTTCTTTGTAAGGTGAGATCCTTTGCTTCGTAGATAAAATGATAGGCCATAAGGATCATTCATAATTCGTTCAACTGCATCATCGGTAAAGTACACATCTGCAAAAACCAGAATATTCTTACCCTCTGTCCAGATATCCCTAGTTGAGTAGAACTTGGCTATATCTCTCCATGCTTTATTTTCAGGGGGGATATAAGTCTGGGCAAAACCTTGTTCCTCATTTGCGACGATTATGACCTTATCTGCATACTTAGAAAACTGCCTATATGTCCTTTCAATCAGGACTTCCTCTTCAATTACAAGCCTATGCTTAGGGACGCCTCTATAATTATTCCATCTAGTGCCAGAACCTGCTGCGAGGATAAAAACTGTTTTAATGCTTGCCTTCTATTACAATCATCATTTTATCATAAGGGCTTCTATGCTTTAATATATATTCTAGAATATATGAGATCTTTCCTCTAACCACGTTCTCATTACTCATGGTTAAATTGATACAAAGAGTTGCTTCTCTATCCCCCCAAATTTGTATGATTTCAGGAAATACATCCTCAATTTCTGGTAAAAATTCTGTTGAAGATATAGCATTTCTGAGTACAAAAACTTGTGCTAAATTGCTTTCTTTTAAGTCGACTATTTGTTGAGTTCTTTTAATTTGATCTCTTTCAAAAAAAGAATGAAAAGAAAAAAAATGTCCTAATGCAGCAACAGTCACGGCTGCCATTACTGCGCTAGGTCCAGGAGTAGCGGATATCTTTATACCTTCTTGAATACATTTTCTTATAAGAATTTGTCCTGGATCTGCAACGCCTGGCATGCCATCATCAGAGATTAAATATACATCTTCTCCCATTTTCAAATACTCTAAGACTTTGAATGCCACTTCTGCTTCTGGTGGATTTTGAGTCTTATCATTTGTTTGAGTAGAAAGATACATAATATTGCAGTTGGCTTTATTTATTTGAAAAGTCTTTAAAAATTCTTTAAAATGGTGACTATTTTCAACTACAAGGTGTTTGGCATCTTTAATCATTTGAAGGTTTCTGGGTGGCATATCTGCCGAGTTACCTACTGGAAGACCTATTACGTATAGCATTAAACCAGTATATCAGTTCTGTTTGTTTATTTCTTTTAGTATTTTTTCTGCTATTTCTATAGACCTTGAGTCTTTGTGTTTATACCTTAAGTGTGGGGCTATAATTGCCGCTATTTGTTTTAAAAGATTATCATTCATACGCTCATATTATATCATTGTGGTTTGACAAACCCTTCAACCTTATGTATAATTAATAGTGCAATACCCCACAAGACGAACAACGAGAGCCTGACAACGTCTATAAAGGAAAAGATCAGGATAGGACCTGGATAAGTCTTAAAACTGTCCTTAATATTAAGGGGTAATCTTGAATATTGATGAAATAGTAAGAATGTCTGTGCTTATGACTGAGATGGACACTGGCTTTATTCTTACCCCAGAATATAGAGAAGACATGATTAAGAGAATATTGGCTAAAGTAGAAGAATCTAACTACTAGTGCACCGCTAGGTGCATATATCAGTTTACTCTTTCTATTTTTTGCCGAATTTTAAGGCTTTACTTTATATGAGTACACATTAAGCAAATCGTAGTTGCTCCCACCAGTGCTTTTGTTGTAGCGGGACACAAGTGAGTTATATCTATTAACAATGTCATCAATTACAGAATTTGCTTTATCTACCGTACGAATGTGAGCATCTTGCTCTCTTATCAAATCAAGACGACTGCTTGCAATAATATCACTTGTGTATCTTATACAATAATTGCTTTGATCAAGGGTCATTTTTCGAGCCTGTTTTAAGTCTCCTCCCATAAAAAGCAGGGACATAGAAAGTATTACGATTAATGCAGATTGTACCCAGATTATACTTTTAAGTTTAAAACTCATATTACTCTATTATATCTCATAGTTAATAGAGTAATCAAGTTAAAGGAATACTAATGTGGAAGTATTCACTTAATATCCTTTATAACACCATTAATAATCCTTATAACTTTCTTTGATGATATTTTATCACTACTAAATGCTTCTGTATAACCATCTTGAGGCATGTCTTCTTTGTTTAAGTACCGCCCAGGAAATCTATTACGAAAAACCTTTAAAACCTCCTGCTCCACAAGCCTAGCAATCTCTCTATCCTCAAAATACCAATAGTCAATAATCATCCAGCCTTTGACCCTGTGTTGAGAGTATCTACGATTAGATAAGTTGGATATCCCAACCTTAAAGGCTTTAAGGGATGGAGAGTATATTAGGTATAGTAGGGCTCTTTCCATTTATATAGTATATCTTGACTTATCCCCGTTTTTTTGGTATACTGATACAAAGGAGAAAAAATGACAGCATTATTGGTATTGTTTAGTTTTTTTATTGGTTTTATTTCTTGCTATTTTTATATGACAAAAGGCATAGATCAAGACGGAGTTTGGGTATCAAATAAACCATTTGAAGATGAATAAGGGATATAAATGAAAAAAAGTAACGACAAAGTTTCTAAATCTAAAGTTAAAAGAGCCAACAAAAACAAAAAAAGATTATCAGATAAGGTCCAGTTGTCTAAATTTCAAAGACAACAGATAAGTATTTATGAAAAAATACGAGGAATGACTTATGCAAATATTTTGCAAAATAAAAAAGAAAACAGCGATGAGCCAAGAAACTCATAAAGCAATAACAAAAATTCTTTTTGAAGAAATTGGAAAAATTAAAGTTCATACCATAGACATGGATAATGCTATTCTAGAAATTGAATACGACAAAATAGCAGATAGGATTATAGATGAAATTGAAGGTTTAAGTTAATTTTTTTAAATAAATATCTGAAGTTAAATTATCATTTAAAGCAAAAGCATGCACGTACCAATCTGGGTTATTATTAACAAAATAGTTTATTGCTGGCACAACCCCCATCTTTTCTCCAGTTTCAGTATTGTTAAAGTATATATTATAATCATTAAACCCTATTGTTCCTCCTTGATTTAACATTTGTGTTGCCATTCGTATTTGATTGCGAACAGAACTATAACTTACCTCATAGTCAAGATAAATAAAATCAAACTTATTTTCTTTGTTATTTTTAAAAAAAGTCTCAAATGTTTGTTTGTGTAATATTACATTTTTTATATTTTTAAATCTTTTACAAACAAAGTCGTAGTGTTCTTCTTTTGTGTTCCACCTATTGCCTTTGAAATCTGATTCTCTAAAATCTAAATCAAAATATGTGTCAACTAAATGCATTACTGATGGATCAATAATTTTTAAAACTTCTAACGAAAAATCTCCAGCCAACACTCCAGCCTCGACATATGATATATTTTTTGGTAAAGTTTTAATAAAATCGTTTCTGGTCCCAAACAATTTAGCATTTTTAACTTTGTCTTGTTTAATAGCAAAAGTCATATTATTAGTATATCAGGTTCAATAGGGTATAATGATTATATGAATAATGAGACAGGCCTAGATTTAGAAAATTATGTAATTGAGGAAAAAGATCCTAATCGTACTAGGTCCCCCTACACTGATAATTTTACAGAAAGAGTAGGCTACGGTTCGGATACTATTAAAATTATAAAAAATTTTATGAATCAAGATGAGTTAAAAATTTTACACGATTGGTCTGATATCGTATATGCAACAAATAAAGATTCTTTGGATTATGATTTTAAAGTCAGACAAGCATTAAAGGATGGTCTTAAAGAAAATGCAAATACTATAATAGACAAGTATAAGATAAAAATAAAACTTACAGCAGAAAAATTATTTCAAACTAATTTAGAATATGACGAACTTGCCAATAAAGGTCACTTAGATACTAATCATTTAAATTTAAGGCATCCTGGATTTGAAACAGAACTGCATTCCGACAATTTTGACAAAAATAGTAATTATGATTGGAGTGGGCATCTTTCTAACCTTGTGTATATAAACAATAACTATAGGGGTGGCGAAATATATTTTCCACAGCATGAATTAAAAATAAAACCAGAGCCTGGCATGTTTATATCTTTTCCTGGAAATTTTTACAATAGGCATGGAGTAGTTCCTGTTGATAATAATAGATATGCTTTATCTGTATTTTTTAAAATATTAGATTTTAAGATTATTTAGTTAGTTTAAATAAATAATCAAAAGTTTATATATTTATTTTAATGAGCCAAACCCTAAAGACGCACCTGCTCGGGGAGTTAAAGATACAACAAGATGTTGTCTATATTTTGGACAATAAATTATGTCTCCTGGGGCCAATTCAAATTCATACTTAACAAATTGATTAAATTCATCATATATTCTCCAAATACATTTTCCTTGAAGTTGCCAAAAAAATACATTGTCTTTATCGCTGTGCATTCCTTGGTTTACCAATTCATCTGATGTAAAACTGATGTATATGTGCTGTCCTGGGCTTGGCTTTACGTTTTTCCAAAATTTAGACATTTCAAATTTTTCCAAAATTTTTTCTATAACTTTAGATATTGTATCAATCCTATCTGCCATTTTTATTTTAAACCATAGGTCAATTGAAAAATTTTCTTTTTTTTCTATAGCCTGTTTAAGGTCGCTATCTACAAGTTTAAGCAATTCATCCCAAGAAATATCTATTGGCATTTTTTCATTAAATTTAAAAGGGGTTTTATTTTTATAATTATTTAAATATTCTTCTTTAAATAAAAAATTTAAATTATTTGATAAATCAGAAATGGGGAGAGTCATTTATTTATAACATCTCCCCATAATTAAATCTATTACTTCTTAGATTTACTTGCTGACTTTGATGCAGCCCTCTTTGCAGGTGCCTTAGCAGCCTTTAAAGCCTTGTCTACGGACTCAACAGTTGGTAGTAGACCAAATGCCTGATCTCCAGGATTTATTGCACGTAATAGAACGGGCGCAATTGCAGCCACTAGAGCAGCCCATAGATCCTTTGGATCTGTAATCCCAGACATGTATAGGGCAATTCCTGCACCTAGTACTGATCGACCATAGGATGCTCCCATAGCCTTTAATTGTTTAGTGTCAATGTTTGACATGTTTCTCCTTTTTATATATTTTTTATTCCCCTGCTTAAAGGGTACTTCTATTATAGCACCATCAACCCTAAACCTTTACTTTATATCCTTTTGGACATTTAGGATTAATTCCATAGATTTTTTTTATTTCTTTTCCTTTGTAACATTTTATTGTTATTTTAATACTTGGTTTTTTGGGCAATGAGGATACAGTTGGTGTTGGGGTGATTATCGTATTTTGTTTGGCAACATATTCTTCTGCCTCTTTAACTATAGGTAAATAGTCATACGCTGCTACTGATCCCATTTTCATATCATTTGTTTTCCATCCGTTACCACTGCAATTTGGAATTCCTCCAAACCCCCAAGATAACGGTCCTAAATAAATAAAGTTTTCTTTATCTTTAATATAAAACGCTGATCCAGAATCGCCAGAACACGTGCTTGGTCCTGCAGGAATTTGAAGTACATGAATTTTCATTCCATAATATCCAACTCCTCCATGATTATATACTTCAGATATTGTGCTATTAACTGCTTCATCTGAGGCTAATGGAAACTGTGCATATTTTGGTATAGTAAAATCGTTGTGTTGATGCTCTTTACTTTGTCGCCCATAGCCAATTGTTGTGACCATGCTTTTATTTTTTATATAATCATCAACTTCTTTTTTTGTGGCAATGTATGCTTTTCCAGGTACTAATATTTTATTTTTTAAAACTAAAACAGCAAAATCATTGGTATCAGAATAATCTTTTTCTTGTTTAATTTTAAAGGTTGAGAATATTTTTTCAACAGGAATCATTTCATATTCTAAAGAATTTGGTAGGTATGGCAAACCTGGCATTCCAACATAATGTTGTGGCCACATTTTTTGAGTCTGTCGATCAATTACACAGTGCCCTGCAGTTAAAACAATTCTTTCAGAATATAAAAAGCCAGTACAATTTTTTCCACTTCCTTGAATTATAAGAGGAACTGTTCTTCCATCATTTAGTGCATCTGGGGCATTTTCCATGGCACTTGCCGAAGAAGTGCCAGAAATTAGCAAGGCAATTATGGCTACTTTTATTTTTATCATATATAAAGTATACAGATAAACCAGAGGCTTGTCAATATTAGTAAATAAAAGGTCTTGGATTATTTATTTGTTTTTTTATTTTTCTTATTTGCATCTTAAGTTTAATATATTTTTTTATTTTATTTATCATATTATTTGTTCAACTCTTTATATGTTTTATAAAATTCATTAGCCCAAAAATTATGAATAACCCTGCCAGCGTGACCATCTCTTTTCTTGTAATCGTCTTTGCATATACTGTTGTTTTTATAATATATTTTAGCATAATCTTCAATGTCTTTACTTTTAATATTAATAAAATTATCAAATATTGATATTCTAGACATATTTTCTTTATCTATACCATCCCATGAAGAAAATATGATTTTGACATTGTTTGTTATACATAAATCGGTAAATATTTTCCAAGATATTAAAAAATAAACAAAATCTTCTAAATATTCTTTGGGATCTGTTCCTAAATCAGGCTCTCCTGATTTGTTGGGATCTTTCATTTTATAAGATTTTGGATATTTTTGCCAATGTACCCACGGATGAATGCCGCCAGAATAAAGAAATTTTCTCTGATGATTTGGTAACATAATAAAATAGGTATCTGGGTATCCATAATTTTTAAAATAAACCAAAGCATTTGTTATAATTCTTGCCCAACCCCAACCAGATCTTGATAAATTAAAAAATCCAGAACATTTTTCTTCTTTAGATAAAATATCATATAATATTTTAGACCAAGCGTCTTCTATATTTCCTCCTACACCTTCTGTCTCTGAGCATCCAGAAAAAAGAATATGTTTTCCATCATGAACATTAGTAAAGTCATCACACCTAAATTTTTGTTTGTTATAATTGTATATTACTGAGCCATCATCAGCACACTTATCTTCTTCTGGTCTTATGATACTAAACGTTCTCTGTTCATTGTTAATCATCCAAGTTGTATCGAGTTCATCGTTAAATAGGTCCATAAAAATATTGTCTGGATCAACTAACATATAGTCTTTTGCCACGGGATCAAATAAGACGTGTGGAGGAACATTGTTACTTATCATTAATAGTCCTTTTTTATATATATATCATAAAACCCTAAAGCATGAAGTGCAATAGCATCAACACTCCAATTACTATTATAGCGTAAAAATTCATTTACTACTTGAAATGTGGCGTAAGGCTTATCTTCAATTATTCCATCGTATATTAGGTAGTCGTTAAGTCCAATGATTCCATCTTTTTCAATCAACAAAGATGCCAACTGAAGTGTGGGCCTTATATCTTTTCTGTCATTGGTTATATCTAAATATATATAGTCATATTTATGTGGAATATTTTTTAAAATTTCTTTGCATTCTCCTTTGAAAGTTTTTAAATTGTTATATTTACTAAACTTATCAATTATGTATTTTTCGTGTGTTTCTGAAGTAAACAATAGTTCATGTTTTTCTCCTCCACATTGACACTCTCCAAATTTTCTCCAAGACCAACATTTTAGATCTTGATTAAACCAGTCCACTATGTGTATGCATTGTGGATTTTTTTGTTTAGCCACTAAATCAGCATAATATCCCCATGCCACGCCAACTTCCATGTATTTTAAACCAGTTGGAAGAGTTTTTACATATTCTTCTCTAGATGAATATATTTTTGCAAGATTGAGTTGATTTTGATCAATCAAATAAGCACAATCTATTTGATCATTTGGTAAAATAAAATCATCACTTGATATATGATCAATTGGCATTCTTGGCATTTATAAAGTTCCTCCATCTAGTTTTGTTGGTGGAGAAGACAGAGTTCCACATTGTGAACATTTCATGTCTAAAAAATATAAAGCAATCCCGCCATTTTCAAACATTATTTGTATATCCCATATTTTTGACCCACAAACACAAATATGTTTTGGTCCTCCATTTAAATCAATCATATTTAATCTCCAGTCTTATATAATATCATACATATTTAAACCAAGTTGGCAAAGTATATCTAGCCCCAGTTGTAATTTTTTTTACTTCGTGAGGATAATTTAAATTACCTGGAAAAATTAACAAATCTCCTACTTTGGGACTAACAGATAAATTCTGTTGTGAAAAAAATATTTCACCACCTTTATACCCTTTATTTAAATATATTATTGTTGATATGTGATTCTTAGATGTTTTATAAGATAAATCATCTACATGAATATCCATAGATGTATCTGTTTCCCACTTCATAACATGTGGATCAATTTTAGGTTTTACTTTTATTTTGTATAACTTTTCTACCCTATCTTTAATATCAGGAATAATATTTAGAATGGTATCTGCTATAATTTTATTACTGTAAATAGAATCATCCCAAAATAAGCCATTGTTTTCTTTTTTTATTTTGTTTGTTTCTAAAACTAAGTATTTACAAATATCTGTAGATAAGAAATTATTTATTGTGTATATTGCATTTTTACCAAGATTAAAAGAGTTATTCGTATATTTTTCATCTCTGATAAAGTTTTTTGGATCTACCCCGACTGGCACATTATTAATAAAGTATTCCATATTATTTTATGGCTTTTCTAGTTAATAAAACAATGGCCCCATTTTCTTCTAATGCTTTTTTAACTTTTATCATATATTGAACTGCTTCTATTTTATCATCATGTCCTAATTTTACAAAAGCCACTTCGTCTGCTCGAACAACTAAAAAATGTTCATTGTCTACAAGATCAACACTAAAATTTTTAGGGGCTCTGATAGACCTAAAGGCTCTACGCATACTGTCTGTATACACTATAACTCTTTATCCATTGTTAATGCTTTCCAGTGAGTCGACCATTTTTCTTTTGTTTTGTGAGAATTAAACTCTTTTGACGGCTCCCCTTCTTCTAAATATATTCCACCCCAAAGACCATATTCCTTTCCAGATACTCCAACGGCAAAGCATTTTTTTAATACTGGACAATTTAAACAAAATTGATCTATGCCATTTTTATAATCCAAACTGCCTTCTTCGTATTGTTCAAAAAAAGCAGAAGTTGGCTGCCCTAAACATAAAGCAGAGTCTTTCCATTTATAATCTTTCATTATAATTTTCTCTAGTCTCAATTCCAAGTGGATCTATCTTATCAAAATCTGGTAAGCCTTCCCAAAGTTGAACAGAATCTTTATATGAATATTCTTTATTTTGTTTACTTACTGGCTCGTTAACATCAAAACTATACCAAGAAGGCATAGTGTACCTTCTTCCACTTTCTACTGTTTGTACGGTATGCTTATATGAATTGTTTCCTGGAAAAAGAATCATGTCTCCTGGTTTTGGCTTTAAAGTTAAATCATAGTCTGGAAAAGTAATTTCTCCTCCAACATATTCATCATTTGGGTACATCAAAACTGACACATTATAAGTGTAAAAATCTGCAGCAAGCGCTGGAGTTCCATCTGGTTTTTCACAATCACAATGCAGTTTAGAGTTCATTCCAGGAACCCACTTAACAAAATGTGTAGGATTAACTGGCTTTCTAATAACAGGAATTTGATATTTTTCAGTAAAAAGTTCGTAAACTTTTTCATATATTTTTTTCTCATATTTATCAAGAATTTCTGCAACTGCGGGATTTTCTTCTTTGACCTTTTCTTGTCTTAAATCTTTTCCACCTATAAACTCATCATTATCTTTGTACAAATCAAGATAATTATTAATGGCTAACAAATCTTCATCATTAATAAAATTATTAATTATGACAATGTTATCTTTATTTTTTCCTAAAACATCAAAATAGTTTTGATACGGTTGGTAATTTATCATTTTTTTGCTCCTAAATTGTTTGGCAAGTACCAACCTTTTTCTGTTATTGGATAGCGCCTATCAATGCCCCAACGATTATTAAGAAATGATCCAGACTTGTGACTAAATCCATTAATTGTAATTTCTCTTGAAATTATATCCCAGCCAAACCATCTTAAATCTTTATTAGATTTAACAATTTGTTCGGCTTCTTCTAGTTTTTTAATTAACATATCTCTCCTTTAGTACTGGAATGTTCCCAGTTCTACTCCTTGGTCTTTGGCTTTTTTTGCCAATACCGATATTGGTTGTCTTGTGTTGCTAAAAAATGCAAAATAATTCATTTGTGACAAATATGTACTAACCCAAGAATCTGTTGTTTGATGCATCTGAATCTTTTTGCCTCTTCCTTTCATTCCCCTTTCAGAAAGATTGCAAAACTCCATAGCAAATTCTTGTATTTTGCTATTTCTAGATCCTACAACGTAAAGGGCTAACTCTTTGTCTTCTGGCTTCATGTTAGATAAAACAACCCCCATGGCACGCAAAAAAACCGAGTACTCTTTAAACTCGTTAGTTCCCTGTATCACTACCATCATTGTCTTCTATGCTCCTTAAGTCATCAACAATTTTCATCAATTTATCAATTTCTCCTGTGTCCATATTATCTGTATTAACTGGTTTTGCTAGTGATTGATCTATTTCTCCACTATCAGTTACTGTTGTTTCATAAAACTTATTGTCTTGAATCCAATAGGCTTTGTTGCTAATAACAACAACTTTAATACGTTCTGGATTGTACTTTTGATTAGACTGCTTTGTTTGTGGTGACCTCTCCTTGTTCATAATTATGTTTTTAATTATGTCTTCATTAGTTGGTAAAATTAGTTTAACGGCATTATGCAAAGTGCTTTGTCTATGCCTAATTCCCCCAAAAGTTTTGTCTTTTGTTAGAATCTTATTAATTTTAACCCTTACATATATTATAAAGCAAAAGACAATAGATGTCAAGCCCACAACCACAGCGTATTCCATAATACTACTAGTATATCATTTAGTCAGAAAATGATATCGATATTGCATTTCTTGGGCACAAAGATTCTACGCTATGCTTTAGGTTTTTTGGAATAAAAATAAGATCACCAGAGTTTAACATGTGATGTTCTTGCTCTAAATTATTGTTATCATATATTCTCCATAAGGTTGATCCTGAAAATTGAGTAAAAAATCCATCAACGGCATCAGAGTGAATTGTGGCAGCGAATGCTTCTTTTGGAGGTAAGGGGTTTGGCATAGGGTGTGGGTTTGTATTAATAAAATCTTCTTTAAAAATTTTGGCTATTTCGTCTTTAATAGTATTATCATGTTTAGTTATAAAATGAATAATTGAAAAAACTGCTATTTTTTTTCCAGGGTGAATCAAAGAAAGTTTATCTATAAAATTATCAAAAATATCTGAATATTGTTCTGATTTATCAATAGTACAGGTGCCAAAAGAATTAAAATGAACGCTATTTTTTTTATTTGCTAACTTAAAAATATCAAAAACATCTGACCAACTAGGAACTTGTTCCCAAAAATTTGGACATAATAAAACTTTGTTATTTTTTTTAGCAAAGATTATAGATTCTTTGGTAATTTGAGACATATTATTTGATTTTTCTACCAAGTGTTTTTATTAAAGTTTTTTTAGTTGATTCGAGGTTTTTTTGCTTTGCCATCTTTGCCCATTTCTCCTAATACTGCCTTGATTGTTCCATCTTTACGAAGTCTAACAACTTTTCCATCTTTGATTTGAACAGGATTAAAACCATCGTGTCTATTATATTTACCAGAAGACATAATCTATTCTTCCAATGTATATCTAGTAGTTTTAGATTTTGTATAGTCTTTTCCAAATTCACTAAAAAGTGCTTTAGCAACAGGAACACAATTGGGAACTGGTTTTCCATTTTTTCCTGGCTTCATCCCACGCTGGACATATCCTTTCCAACATGGCGCTTTCTTTTTAATATCTTCTTCTGGGCAGCAACCATCAAACTTATCCATTTCTTCCATATCATCTTCTTCTGAATCATCACTCATGCCAGGATTATTTATATCTACAATTTGTGCATCTTTGTACATCATACCAATACTATACGCTGTTGGCTTCCACACCCCGCTTTCTTTTTTGTAAACTCTAACGGCCATGGCTGGATTTTCTGGCGGCATTGATTGTATAGCATACTCTGTTCCAGGAACTCCATAAACTCCACCCTCAATCATAATATGCTCTATAACTCCGTGAATAGTTCCTTCGGATGTTGATCCCATAACAAAGTCGCCTTCTTTAAGATTTGACATAATTACAGTATATCATTAATTTAGAGTTAGTACGCTGCTTAAAGTCTTAAAACTTAAAAAGGATAATGATTTTCCCATTTGTCTTTGATCTTTATCATCATATCTTGTCTTTTTTCTGGACTGATGGGGTCTGTTTTTGTAAAATTGCTCCAATGATCCCGATTAACGGCATTAAAATTAATCATTGATACATACTCATTTAATTTAAAATGCACTGGATTTCTCCAATGAACATCTATTTCTCCTTCAAAAACAACAGCATCGTTATCATTTAACCCTATAGAATTCCCCTCAACAACAACATCCCATTTTTTATTTGACTCAACCTGATAGTCAAATACAACCTGACATTGTTGATCATCTACATGTGGCCGTAAATTTGGAAAGCCATACTCTAATTTGTATCTTTGAAATCCAACATCTTTAATTTTATAATCTTTGCCATAAATATTTTGAATAATTCCTTGCACCTTGGCAATTATTTCTGGTTTTATTAAGCCCAGGTCAATAGCAAGTCTTCCAGTATCTGGGCGAATATTGTAAAGTTTTATAGTTTCTTTTTCTTTAACAATATCTTTTAAATAATCAATTTCTGTTTTTGAAAAAACGTTTTCAATAAATTTATACATAATTGTTTCTTTTTAAAATAAACACATTAATACTGTATTATCTTTTACTTTTTTTTAAAGCATTTCTTATTTTAATAAAAAGTTCTGCTTTTTCTAGCGATAATTCCGATATGGCTTGGACATCAAAAGCCTTAGAGGTAAGAGAAATCATTGGGTTTGAACTACTAAAATCACTAATATCTAAAAATCCTCTTTCCCAAAAATACATTGTGTCTGCATAAATCATATTTAAGTGTTCGTCATAAAGGGCTTTATTTATATCTTTCATTTTATCTGTAATTTTATATAAAAATTCTCCACTTTCTGCATCTATTCCTTCAAGTTCAAGCGCTCCAGCCTCTATCATTTCTTTGACAATCTCATCATTGTTTTTGTTCATTATCTTTTTATTGCTTCTTCTAAATCTTCTTTTGTCTCAAGCACATACCTTTTGTCTAAAATTTCAATAGCAAATTTCATCATTTTATCATAACCAATAGCATTATCCATGATCTTATTATAATGATGGGAGCAAAACATTAAGTCTGCAACTTTTCCTTTTACTAGAACTAACGCTCTTGCCCCACACTGGTCACACCTATGCGTAGAATTAAGTTCTGCCTCAGAATTTGTATTTAAAGTTAAAGAGTCCATACGTTAATTATACTATAGTATTAAAACATTGTCAAGCAATTATTTTCTGTTGTCTGTTCTATAAAATCCATTCCCGTTAAATGTTACTCCAATACTAGAGTAAACACGAACAAGAGATTGGTTGCATTTATCACATTTATATCCTGGATCTGTTTCTGACATTGCCCGAACTTTTACATATCTTTCTCCACACGGCATGCAATCATATTCATAAGCAGGCATTACACTTCTCCAGTCGACATCCGTGGTTTTTTTAAACTATGATACCACTGAGGTATTGCATACCTAAAACCTTTTTCAATAGGTTTTACCGTGTGAGTAAAAACAAAATTTGATGGGAAAAATATAATGCTTCCAGCCTCTGGTTTAATTTCAACATCTATTTGTGGAAAATAAATTTCTCCACCAACATAACTGTCATTTAAATAGGCAACTGTAGACAAAACTCTACTACTAACACCTTGATCTTGATGTTCTGGCAAATATCCCGTAGTTCCATATTTTAAAACACTCAACAGACCTTCTGTTGACTTAATATTTTGAGATGCATGAGGGTATAACTCTTTTGAGTAATGAGTATATGCCTTTTCAATACCACCAAAAATTTTATCATAAACAAAAGAGATATGAGAATAAAGGGGATCTAGTTTAGGTACATTTTTAGGCTCGGTTATAAAGTGCCTTATGCAAAATTTTTCTATTTCTGGATTAGACCCATTCCACTCATGCCATGGCATAGCAGCGCTTGAAACACCCTTTTCAAGTTGATTTTGCATATACTCAATAGAACTAATTACTTCTTCGGTATTTTCTATAGCATTTTTATAATATACCATTCCAGCAGCCTTAATTTCATGTTGCATCGTATTCCCCTTTCCACTCACTTTGCTTTTTAAATAATTTTTTTTTAAAATCAGAATAGTCTGGTCTTAATTCATGGGAGTATGACCAATGATCATCTTCTCTAAATTGAAACCACATCAATTCTAAAAATTCTCCATCATTAAATACTCTTTTAGGGCGCCAATGTAATACATTTTCACCTTCAAACACCAGCGCTTCGTTATTTTTTAAAACATACTCTTTTCCTTCTATACTTAAAGGCCAAGAAATGTTCCCGTCTAACTGATAATCTAGGGTAAACTGCGAAGGAACCTCGTCCAAGTGTGGACCCAATTTTGGAACACCAAACTCTTTACTATATTTTCCAAATGCAACAGCATAAATTTTTAAAGGTTTTTTATAATTAGAAATGGCTATGTCTGTTAAAGTCTGCAATATTTTTTCTGGTAATAAGTCAAGAGTTGGCAGTGGTTTTACTTCTCTGCCAGGCCATCTTTTACTAACGCTAACACTTTTTATGCTATCTTTAATAACTTTTATTTCTGCTATCTCTTTATCAGAAAAAATATTTTTTATTATTGCAGATTTCAAAATTGCCCTCCGAATCAATAATTAAGTATATCAGATGTACGCTTGCATTAAGAATTCACTATTCCAAAGGGTACCTAAAGACTCATCCCCAATATCATCAAAGTAGTATCTATTAGCAGTAGGATTATATGTCCAACCCTTCCATATATCCCCATCATCCCAAGTAAGGTTTGTATCCATTAGTTCATGCATTATCTATTTTCCTAACAGTAATTGGACCATTAAGTGATTGCCACATTTTTTCTTCCTTCATCATCCGCTTATATCTTTTCTTAGAGTATGCCTTGCTATACTCCATAGACCCAGTTGAAGTACCAGTTTTACCAGAAGACAATAAACTGCTTTTCTTTTTAGCCATTGTTTTGTATCCACTTTTCATAAAAGGTATAGCATTTATCACATGCCACTTCCCCACACTGCAATGACCATTTAAAATCATGGTCACAGTTGTTTTGGATCATTTTCCAAAATCGGTTGTCTGCTTGTCTATCTGATAAAGGCTTCATATACTAAGGATACCAAAAATCGGCGGGAATAGCAAGTGAGCACTTTATACACATGCTCAGGTGTATCCAGTTATTTTTTGTCGCTGTCTCCCCCGACATATCTGCGACTTCCTGATGAGAGGATGCAGAGTTATATTATATTATATTATTTTACTTTGATTGTTTTTGGTTTTTTTTCTTCTGGAACAAGGCGGGTAACATTAATAGTTAACAAACCATCTTCAAGTTTTGCCCCAGTTACTTCCATATATTCACCAAGAGCAAATGTGCGGGTAAATTTACGACCAGCAATCCCCTTATGAATGACTTCGGCATCAGTAACCTCTACCAGTTCTCCTTTAATAATAAGCGAATCATTATCAATAGAGATATTAATGTTATCTTTAGAAAAACCAGCAACCGCTAAAGATAAAATATAATTATCTTCGTCTAGTTTTAAAAGATCATAAGGTGGGTATGATTGACTATTTACCTTATGTAGATTGCCAAAACGCTCCAATTCACGATTGAAGCCAATAAAAAAAGGATCTTTAAAAAGATCCATAGCGAACGTACTTACCATTTTTTTCTCCTTTTTAAGCAAGTTAGTTGTACCCCTCATTTGAGCAGGTACATGTCTATTATAGCATATTTGTCTTAAAGGGTAAAAATTTTATAATTAAATTTTAGAGATTTTTCTTGCTTTAGAAAGTGCTTCAAAATCTTTAATTTTTGTTTCGCCCAGATATCCCCAGGCATGACCTACATCAATCATCTTTTGATTAATAGATTTATCCGATCCGTCCAAGAAAACCCATCCTAAAATTCTTCCATATTTTTCTGATGAATCCATTTTTTCTGTTTTAATTACCACAGTTTTGGCTGCCTCAATTTCATGTTTTAAAAATGCCTTTGCCTCAAGGCCTAAAGCCTTTTCCATTTTATCTGTCGTACGAGATTCTGGAGTATCTATGCCCGCAAGTCTTACCCTTGAACTAAAAGATATATCAAACCCTAAATCTATATCTACATCAATTGTATCCCCATCTACAACTTTATTTACTTTTTTAACATAATACTCAAACATTACTTTACCTTCTTTTTTTCTTTTACATACCAGACTGGTAACTTTAGATCATCCCCAGACCACTGGTATCCAAGAGCCTTTACAACAAACTTAATAATTTTAATACGCATCATTCCTCCTATTCTAGTAGACTTGCACTTCTTTATATTATATCAAACTAATTATGATTATGTGTCATTTCTGCTTGATTAGCCATGTATATACTCTTATGCCCTCTTTCTTGAAATTCTTGACAAATAACTACCATTTCACAATCTGGCTCACCAGTTTCTTTATTTATATAGCCATACCTAGCCCCATCTCTAAATGGTTGGGCTTGGTATAAACAAAACCCACTAGAAACAGAATAATATTTTGTATATTTTTCTTTTTTGTATTGCTCAAACAACTCTTGAATTGCTGGGTCATACCTGGGCCCTTCTCTTGTTGCCCACTGATCATACAGGACTTTTCTTCTTTTGGTTGCTGCTGCAACAATATCAAAATTAGGCTCTAGGTCTTTAAAATTTAATATTTTTTCAACATCGGACATTTTAAAATCTACATCTACATCTATCATTAAAACATAATTAACACTATTTAAAAAGTTGTTTGCTGTTAAGGCTTTGTTCCTTGCCAGTGATAGGTTTTTTACTCTATCCTCATCTTTTGAAGAACCATAAAACCGTGTATTAATTTTTTCAGAAATAATTGACACACCATTAAACATTGAATAGTCTTGCTTGAGCATTAAACTGCTTGTCGCATCTACTGAGTCATTCTCATATAAAGACAAATAAAACTCGTATTCTGGAAAAAAATCTACCATTGCTTTAATTTTCTTATAATAGTCTAAATAGAAATGTTCGTCATTTCTAACAATAGAACATATTAGAATTTTTTCTTTTTCTTTTTTAAGACTAGCACTTTCTTTTTTGTTTTCAACATATTTATTTACGCAATCATTAATAAAATTTGCATAGTCTTTTTTTATTTTATCCCAATTGTAAGTTTGTGAGTGCCTGTATGCGTTTTCACATAAATTTTTATAAACTTCTTTATTTTTAAGCATTTTAACTTTTTCATAAAAACCGTCCTCATCGTCTGCAATCAACATTGCTTCTTCTATTTCTTGGTCAGAAAAACCTCGTGCACCGATGGTTGATGTGATTATTGGAATTGCATACCCTAGGGCTTTCATCATTTTTAAATGTGTTCCAGAACCATTAAGCATAGGATTAATAAAAGCAAAAGATGTTCTAAAATATTTATCTAATAATTCATCATTTACATGACCAACAATTTGAACATTGCTAGGAATGTTTGGAGATTTAATGCCACTACCGCACCCCCCTATAATAATAAAATTAAATTCTGGCATGGACTGAGCAAATGCAACAACTTTTTTTGCTGCTGCTTTATTTGGTGGATGGCCACTACCAACAAAAATAATATCCCTAGACCTAAGTCTATTTTCATAATTTATTTTATCCTGGACTATTGTTCCATTTGGAATATATTTTCCACGAATACTTTGTCCGTAGTGATTCTTTATTTTTACAAAATCTGCGGAAGAGCAATATGTAATTTCTTGTGCTTGTTTTAAAATGCGAGTTTCCATTTTTTCAACTAAGTCCATTAGTTCTTTGCTTTCGCCATGAACCTGTTTCCCCAACTCAAATTCTGCATTGTGAGAATTATAAATAATCGGAACATTTTTAATATTTTGAAGAAGGGGAGAAACAGAATAGTGATCAACGATTATAAGATCACAACTTTTTGATAATTCTTTTGCTGTTGAAGTAAAGATTTCTAAATCATCTTTTAAAATTTCAAAAACTGTATCATGATTAAGTTTTGCAAAATCATTAACTAATCTTTGCCGACGTTTATAAAGAGTGTGCCCTATTTGTGGCTGAAAGTGGTGTAAATTTTTATTAATTTTTTTATTAATTAGTTCATTATCCCAATTAAAAGATAAAAATGTTACTTCATGCTCTGATAGCGCTTCAACTAGTGTCAAGGTCCTTTCTTTGCCACCACTATTTTTGGACCAATCTGGAAGATTTGCGCTTATAACTAGGATTTTTGCCATCTTGTTAATTATACACCATGCTATAATTTTAAAATGGATTATGTTTATATTGCTCGTGCTGGTGAAAATGAAGAATTAAAATATTCTTTAAGGTCAATTGAAAAAAATATGCCTAAAGGAAGAGTCTGGGTTTTAGGATATCGACCAGTGTGGTATATCGGTGATTTTATATATATAGAAGATACTGCTAAAAAATTTGATAATATTAGAAATTGCATTAAAGTTGCGTCGGAGCATCCAGAAATATCTGATGACTTTGTTTTAATGAATGATGATTTTTTTGCTTTAAAAACAATGGAAAGTGTCCCAAATTTTCATGGGGGGCTTCTTTCTAATAAAATAAAACAGTATAAAGAATTGGGCATGGCTTCAGTCTATATTCGTTTATTAGAATTGACACACAAACAGTTAGTTATGAGCGGAATAAAAGACCCAATCGATTATGACATTCATGTACCGATGGTTATGAATAAAAATAAACTTAGAGAATCTTTAAATATTGCTTATTTCCCAAGATCGGCTTATGGTAATTTTGCCAAAATTGGTGGAGAACAAATAAAAGATGTAAAAATTTATAACTCTACAAAAAAAATACAATTAGATAAAAATGCTTATTTTGTCTCTGTTGACGATAATTCTTTTCTTAAGTTAAAGAATACAATACTTGAATCTGCTTTTTCTACTCCAAGCAGTTTAGAAAATCCCGAATATAGTCTTGCAGATTTTGCTTCAATTCATTAATAAACTAGAGCGACTAGCGAGAATCGAACTCGCACATTAACCTTGGCAAGGTTACGCACTACCACTATGCAATAGTCGCTAAGTAAACTAAGTATAATTTTTATTACTTGCGTTTTGTAAAACTAAATATTTTTTCTGTTAAATTATTTTTGGCCTGCTTAAATCCGTAAGCATAAGAGCCAATCATCAATCCAACAATTGCTGCTGAATGTGCTAAATAAAACATTGCATTTCTCATTTACTTATTCTCCTTAATAGATAGATCAGCATTCATTACCTTTGTCCATGCTGAAACAAAATCATGAACAAACTTTTCCTTAGCATCATCTGACGCATACACTTCTGCAATTGCTCTAAGTTCTGAATTAGATGCAAGGATAAGGTCTACACGAGGTGTGTCTCCTGCCTGATCTGCATTTGTGTATGAGAGTAGTTTAACTAGATAACTGTTATCCAACTTTCCATCAGTTAGCATTCTCATTCCGGATAGGAGAAGAACCATTTCTACTGGGGTTAGACCCAACAGGTTAGCCTTTTCTACCAGCATAACTTCTGCAGGAGCAGTAATACTTGGATGAATGTAGTTGCGGAAAGCATCAAACTTTGGTTCAAGCACTGTAAATGATTCAACATCCGTTTGCTCTTGAGTTGCATCACCACGACTAAACTTAGCAGAAATGACCACTCCAGTTCCGCTATTATCGGCAGCGACCTGAACTCCAACTAATCCAGCAAACACAATAAGGTCTGCAAGAGATACATTGAAATCATTCTTAATTTCATTAAGAACAGATACTACTCTTCCAATAGCATCGTGATCATTTACTTCCCATGTATTTTGAGGAGCAAGAACTACACGAGCACCATTAGCACCACCACGCTTGTCTGTCTTGCGGAATGTAGAGGCAGATGCCCAAGCAGTAGTTGTCAAATCATAAACAGATAGACCAGATGCCATAATCTTTTCTTTAATTGCATCTATATCTTCTTGTGTCAAACTATCTCTAGTTACATTGCCAACTGGATCTTGCCAAATAAGTTCTTCTGTAGGAGCCTCTTTACCAAGATATCTTGCAATTGGACCCATATCTCTATGTGTTAACTTAAACCATGCACGAGCAAACTGATCTGAGAAGTAGTCAAAGTCTTCAAGGAATCTTCGTGAAATCTTTTCGTACTCTGGATCAAACTTCAAGGCCAGGTCTGCAGTTGTCATCACTGGAGCATGGAACTTACCTTCAATGTGGGCGTCTGGAACTAAATTAGCAGCAGACTCATCTGTTGGAATCCATTGAGTAGCACCAGCAGGACTCTTTACCTGCTTCCAATCATACTTGAAGATTAACTTGAGGTATGAGTTATCCCACTTCGTTGGAGTTGGTGTCCAAGCGCCTTCAATACCACTTGTAATAGTGTATTCTGCATTGCCCGTTCCAAATGAGTTCTTCCAACCAAGACCCATGTCTTCTGTTGGAGAACCTTCTGGGTCTGGACCTACATGACTAACATCTCCTGCACCATGGCTCTTTCCAAATGCATGACCACCTGCGATAAGTGCAACGGTCTCTTCGTCATTCATTGCCATTCGAGCAAAAGTTTCACGAATGTCTCTTGCAGAAAGAACTGGATCAGGATTTCCATTAGGTCCTTCAGGGTTTACATAAATCAATCCCATCTGGACTGCAGCAAGAGGATTTTCTAAATAACGATCATCGCTATAGCGATTATCTGCAAGCCATTCCTTTTCTGCACCCCAATATGTATCATCTGCTTCCCAAACATCTGCACGACCACCAGCAAAACCAAATGTCTTGAAGCCCATGTTCTCAAGAGCAACATTGCCTGCAAGGATCATAAGGTCTGCCCATGAAATCTTTTTGCCGTACTTTTGCTTAATCGGCCACAATAAACGACGGGCCTTATCAAGATTTCCGTTATCTGGCCATGAGTTCAAAGGAGCAAAACGCTGATTGCCTTGTCCTGCACCACCACGACCATCGCTAATTCTGTATGTTCCAGCACTATGCCATGCCATACGAATAAAGAATGGGCCATAGTTACCGTAGTCTGCAGGCCACCAATCTTGCGAGGTGGTTAGAAGAGTATTGATATCAGACTTTACAGCATCAAGATCTAAACTATTAAATTCTTCAGCATAATCAAAATCATCTCCCATAGGGTCAGACTTTTCTGAATGCTTTCGTAGCCCTGAAAGGTCTAGTTGATTAGGCCACCAGTCTTCGTTCTTTGTTGCATTTGCACTTGTTCCGTGCCCAGTTACTGGACACTTTGCTTCACTCATGAGTTCCTCTTTCTGCTATTTGTTTTCATATTAATTATATCATGTACACCAGGTAGGACTTGAACCTACGATATCCGAATTATGAGTTCGGGGCCTTAACCAACTTGGCTACTGGTGTCTAGAGTGTCCCCAACGGGATTTGAACCCGTGTTAACGCCGTGAAAGGGCGACGTCCTAGGCCACTAGACGATGGGGACATGCGCTGGCTCACCAGGCTTCGATCCTGGGACATCCGAATTAACAGTTCGGCACTCTACCAACTGAGTTATGAGCCAATACTTATTTTTTATTTTAAAAAATCTGGATCAGCAAATTGTGTTTCAGAAACATGCATGTATAGAGCAGTATGCCTATGGCCACTTTTTACTTCTGTTATTCCATGCACATATTCTGTACCCGCACTTGGAAAAAATACTGCAGAATATTTTTTAGGTTTATATGAAAATTCTTGATTTGGAAAATAGATCTCTCCGCCTTCATATTCTGAAGGATCATTAAGATACATAATAGTACTCCACTCAATAAAAGGCTCTGGTCCTTGTGCGTCTATATGTAAGTCTCCTTTGGTTCCTGCTTGCCAATGTGAGCCAAACGCTTTAAATACATATATTGGTTTAACATATCCATTTAAGGCCTTATGAATACCATTAGACTTTTTTCCATATTTAATAAGCAAATTCATAACCGTTGGATTATATGGAAATGCCGTTCCGCCATACCTTTTTTTATAATATTCTGGATATGGATTAGTTTCAGAAGGATTTTTCATTTCATCAATCAAAACCTTGGCGTCTTGGCTATCAATAAAATTTTCAATAACTGTTATTCTATGCATATTAATCCACCTTTTTTAAATCTTTAATAAATCTACTTCCATTATGACGATCAAACTTAGAATCTGTTCTCCTATATGCTACGTCATTTGGATTAAATGGCAAGAATGACAAAGACCTAAAATCAAAATTATGGAAATTACAAAAATTATCTATAATTTTTTTATCAACTTCGCCAACAATATTATTTGACGAATTTTTAAATAATTCTAAGGCTTTGTTGTAATTGTGATATCTAGAAAATGTAAGGTGGTAATTAAAATCTTCTAGTGTTGTTTTTCCATCTATCGAAACAACATCTTGTGGAGCAGCATAAATTTCAATACTATCTCTAAAATATTGTAACGATAAAATTTCTTCTTCTCCATAATATTTTAACCAGCCTGGTAAATGATATTCTCCTAAAGAACTATTCTTCATCATAATTACATTACCAAAAATAAAATTTCTATCTATAAAGTTTGTTAACGTAAAGTCGGATATGTCTGATAATTGTTTTTTAATAAAAAATTGGTCCTTTTTTTCTATTTTTACCTGTTTGTCACCTGAAACAATTATATTTTTTCCTTGTACAAAATTTATTAACTTTAAATCCCAATCTTGTTCTACCATTGTTCCAGGAGTTATAGTTAAATGATATCTTCCTCCAAAGGTTACTTTTAGCCTATTATCTTTATAGGCAACAGCCCCTTCTATGTCATCCCAAGGAATGTAGACATAGGCCCCGTTGCTATTATCATAAGAATTAATTAGGTCTTCTAGCAATTTATGCCTATTTGGACCATTTTGATCATGCCAATGAACAAACAAAAATACCTTACCAGACCATTTTTTCATTAAATTTTCTAAAGTTTTAATTGCATCTTTATTTCTGTATGAATACATAACAACATTAATACTATCTATAGAATTATTTTGTTTTTCTGCTTTTTCTTCTTTAGTTAATTTAGAAAGATCACTCATTTGTACTCCTTTTTTTGCCAAACGTCTTCTTTATAATAACCAGTTACCATTGTTCTTCTTTTTTCAGCCTTAAATTCTTCCTCTTGTATAGACTGAGCATCAGTTTTTATTTCTAGTTCCCATTCATCTCTTTTAAATGGAATAAATTGCATGATTGGTGTTCCTTTTGGAATTGTACCGATAAAGTCTCGCTTTAAGAAAAATGAAAAAAATACTGGAAGGCCCCAAATATCGGAATCAACCATTCCAGAAAGAGTATAAAATGGCAAATCATATCTATTCATAGGGTGTGTGACTAAAACAGAATACCCTGGTGGAGTCTGATAAAACCAATTCATTCTGAAACCAAAATGTAGTTGATGACAATTCCCTGGAACTGGAATTTGTAGAGTTGGTCTTTTATCAACCAACATAACATCGCCTTTCCAAGTTAAAGTTGGGAAGCCATCATCATTTAAAGAAACATGCAAATCATCTTCTAACAAATAATAATAGCCTGACGTCAAAGCATCAAAAAATGGCATACATTTTTTAGTGTCAACTAATGTTCCGTCAGTTCCTATATGATTTACTGGGTTTAAGTTTTTTATATCATTGCTATCCCCGTACAGGGTAAGACTTTTATACCACTCGGGAACCATGGTAATTGCTGGAACTGGTGCGGTATATTTATCTTTAAAATGTTCCAAAGATGGAACAAAAGTTATTTTTTTTAAATCGCTCATCTGTATTCCTTTTTTTGTCTTAAGTTATCTCTGTAAAAATTTTTAAACTTACTTCTAACTGATAACCTTTGTTTACTTATTGTGCTCATAGACTCTTTAATCTCAACAATTTCCATTTCATGTTTATCTCTTTTGAATGGTATTACTTGAACTAATGGAGTTCCTCTTTCAATTATTCCTTTAAAATCTTTTTCAATATACATGGATAAATGTCCGTCGCTTATAAAATTATCAGTATCTATTATTGCTGAAAACGCTTGAAATGGAAGACTATCTCTATGAATTGGATGTGTAAACAAACAACTGTATCCTTTTTGCGTACCGACGGACCAAAAAGGTAGCACTCTAAAAATTTCTTTATGATATTTTTTTTCATCTCTTGGATAATGAGAAACTTGTTCTGGACTATGTGAAGAGATTAAATCTCTTTTTAACATTTTCATGTTTTCTGGAACAGACCAAATAATTTTTTCTGGATTTGTTGCATCTACATATACATCACATGGAAAATAAATTATGTATCCACTATTTAAAGCATCAAATATTGGCATGCATCTTTTTATTGTTGATGCTGAAAATCCTTTTTTAAGAAAATCTTCTTCGTTGCCTCCATAGGCTGGCTGTTTTTTATACCAATCTGGCATATTTTTAGATGCAGGGGTTGGTTCTAAAGTTATTTCCTTTGTTTCTTGATTAAATGGATAAAATTTTATCTTTGCCATAAAACTCCTTTATCTTATTTACCATTATATCATCACAAGCAAACTTTATCAAGTATGCAGGTTGCTGCCTTTTTATTCTACCACATTCTTCATCCAACATGTGGCTTCCCGTATCTTTAAACTTAAAAAATAACAAAAGTGGCTCTATTTTTTCTTGTAATGTTTTTTTGCTTTTATAAAAAAAACTATAGAAATAAAATGGAGATTCTAGTACTGGTAATATTTCTATATCTATATTTTCTTCATCAATAAACCAAGGCATAGCCCAATTAAACACTTGATCAAAACACCCTATTTTTTTTTCTTTTTCTTCTTTAGACAAATAAAACTGCCTTACATGAATTTTTTCAGTTGCGATTAAAGATAGAGAGTTTGTTTTTTTTAATAAAAAAATTTCAGCAAAGTTTTCTTGACATAAGGTTACAACGTTGTTGCTAATAGAAACTAATTTTGGGGGTGGACATAGTTTATAAATATATTTATTTATTGGCTTAATTATTGAATTTTTATATTCAGTTTTTAATACTTCGTTGTAGTTTAGCCAATCTGGCCTAACATTTGATCTTTCATTAACAAATAAAAATGATTTATCAAAAGATTTTTGCCAAATATTAAAATCAAAACTAGACATTTTTACCACATACAACTTTGGTTTTATATGTTTTTTCCCATGCCAATATATCTTTTTCGTCATTTAACAATGGCTGCCCTTTAATATTTAAACTAGTATTTAATAATACTGGAACCCCCGTAAGTGCATACCAGTTAGACAAAACTTCGTGCAAACCAGGATGTTGATCTTTGTTTACTGTTTGTACTCTTGACGTTCCGTCTTTATGGACCACTGCAGGAATTTTATCTGGCTGTAAACACTTTACTGCATACTGCATATATGGAGATGTAAAGTTCATGTCAAACCATTTATTAGCATGTTCTTCTAAGACTACTGGAGCAAATGGTCTAAAAAGTTCTCTTTGTTTAATTAAATTGACTTTGTCCTTAATTAAAGGATCCCTTGGATCTGCTAGGATGCTTCTGTTTCCTAGTGCCCTTGGTCCATATTCTGCTCTGCCGACCGCAACCGCTGCTACTTTATTTTTAATTAACTCTGTAATTATTTCTGATACTGGATAAGTCCCGCCCAAATCATAGCCTAGATAAGGATTTTGCCATTTAATATGTTTTCCATATGATGCAACTGCAGCACCTAATGAACTTCCAGAATCTCCAGGATTTGGCATGATCCAAACATCATCAAATATATCCCACAATCTTGTATTGGCAGAACAGTTTAATGCACAACCACCCATAAATACTAACTCGGTTTTTCCTGTAATGGTTCTTGCCATTTTCATGAATTCCATAAGTCTAAGTTCATATACTTTTTGAACTGCTGCAGCAATATCAAACTTATCCTGTTCTGTTACCCAGCCCCAGTCAGTAATGCCTTTGTGAAAATTATATTTTTGTTTGTTGTGCTCTGGAAAATAATCTCTTACTTTATTGTAATATTTGTTTGCATCCCCATAGGCTGCCATACCCATAAAAATATATTCTTCTTCGTTTGGTTTTAAGCCAACTAATTGTGTAAATGCTGAATAAAATAAACCAAAACTAAAGGGGTAATTTTTTTTGTAAACTTGTTTAATACTTGAGTCATCTCCTACCCATATAGTAGAGGTGTTGTACTCGCCAATAGCATCTAAAACAACAATAACAGCATCACGAAATGGGCTTGTGTAGTAGCCTGCTGCTGCGTGTGAATAGTGATGGCTAAATGATTCTCTTGGCACCCACCTTAAATCTTTTCTGTTTAGATAGTTTGGCTTGCCACCACCAAATCCACCTTTTAGCAATATTCTAGATTTTTTTAACCAACGATTTTCATAATAGGCTATGCGATCTGGCTTTCCATACTGAAGTGCACAATCAATTAGTTCATCATTAGTAAACCAGTCATTTTTTTGTTTACTGAAGCGTTCTGCGTGTGCAGCAAATACTAACTCTCCATTTCTTAACAAAGACACAGATGCATCATGAGTTGTTTCATTAATTCCTAAAATTATCATTAACTAATAACTCTCAATACAACTTGACAAGGGTCTCCTCCATCTGACCATTCTTGTTCTTCTTCTTCAGTCATATATGGGTCTCCATCGTGTGTGTTGCAAAATGGAGGAGTTATCCATTTTCTATTAATTCCATTTTCTAGCCAAATTTCAAATTCTTGAATATTTGCTAACTCTTCTTTTTCTTCTTTAAAGATATCACTCATTATGCACTCACCGTATCTATTGGCCCTTTACATGAAGGGGAGTATTCTATTGCTGATGCAACTGCTTGTCTTACTCTATTTCTAGGATTTTTTTGTTTTTGTGTTGAGTATAAGGATCCATAGGCATACCCCGATCCAGACCCCATACACAAGAATGGTTGTTGATATTCTGTTAAAGACATGTCTATTGCATTGTGTTCAAATATTCTTCCACGAATACAAATAATCATGCCAAAATCAGCATCTTTGGTTGTATCTACCCACCATTCTTCATAAAATTTACGTAATGACTTGATAAATTTTGTATACATAAACTTATCTAAATTTCCTTCTGGTAGTGGTGGTTTGAAGTTATGCCTAATTCTTTCCCCATCCATTGTTCCAGCATATCCAAAAAGATATGGTCCAGTTTTCCAAACTTTGGGGGCGACAATAGACATTATATTATCGTCATCAGAGGCACCACGATCTCCTGCCATATAGACTTTACCATCTTGTTTAACGACAGCAATGATTGTCATAGGCTCCCCTTTACTTTTTCTATTTAAGTATACCAAAAAATTTTGGCTAGTCAAGCACTATTATTTTATAGTTTGTCCACATGCTGAGCATGTTTTTGGTTTAGCAGTACCCTTTTTTACAGGGGCTGCTGGTGTTTTTGATGCAGAGGCACCAAATTTAGGCCTGCCAAAACCCACAATAGAAATAAGAATTCCTTTTTTATTTTTCTTGTAAGCACGAAGTTTTTTACAAACCTCTCCACCATTACGTTGGCTACCTTTAGGATCTCCAGATGTATTTCCTTCAACACACCAGACTGTCCCATCTTCATTATCTTTAACAACAATTGCTACATGGGATATTCTATCTACCCCGTCAGATGGAAAATCAAAGTATGCAATATCTCCTGGCTCTGGATCTGCAACATCTACGTCAATCCATTGTCCAGACTTCTTAAATGCTGCTGCTCCACCAGGGGTATAAACGGTATTAGGAATTTTTACTCCTGCTTCATTACCACACCAATTAACAAAACTTCCGCACCACGGTTGGAAATTGGCTTTGGCATATGCTCCATACTTTGTTTCATTATCTTTAGGACCTTCAACAGTTCCTACTTCTGCAGTGGCAACTTCAATAAGTCGTGCTGCTGTACCTTGCTCCGCCATTATTTAACCTTTTTTCCAAATTTAGCCCAGGCTCTTTCATGTAAAAAGAAACCTAATATTTCACATCCTGTATAAATTATTGCAAATGTGCCAGCATATTCCCAATGGGCTTCCCCAGTAATAGCCTTTTCAAAAAAATAAACTAACGTTCCAACAAATCCAATATGGACTAATGGCCAAGTAACTGATTTATAAATACTTCTTTTTTTGCTATCTGATTTTTTTTTAGACATTATTTATCCCAATCTGTATCAATAGGTTGTTCTTCTGGCATTGCTCCGTCAGGCTTATTTAATCTTCGTGCCTTTGCTTCATCAATTTCTGATTCAAGTTTTTTATCTGCTAATGTATTTTTAGAATCCATTTCTTTATTAGACAACTGTGCATCCATAATATCTTTTGCACCAGATTGACCAATTAAAATACCTGCAAGTGTTCCAGTAATAAATGTTGCTACGCTACCAAGAACGTTAAAAAACATTTTGTCATTTTCAGATTGACCAGTTAATGGTTGCTCAACAAAAACGAGGGCATACAAAATACCCATTGTTGTAAAAAATAAAATTGCCCCTAAAGTAAGACCTAATACAAACTTTAATAAACCATCTAGTTCTGCTTGCGTTCTACGTTTACTCATTGTCAGTTTCCTTTACTAAATCTTTTGTACATGTACCGCTTGCCTCACACTCTGGTGGAAGGCACTTTGCTTCTTTCCAGTTTGCTGGGTCCTGACAGGAATACCTGTAGCGACTTGAACAAGCAGAAAGGCTCATTACAAGTATACCGCAAAGTAGGGCTGAGGTCAACTTTCTCATATTAATATTATACTACACATTAAGATAATGTTTTATAGTATTATTAATAGGATAGTATTATTACTCTTCCCCTTTTTCACGAATGCCCATAGTTAGAAACCATAGGGCTACTGAGGCTATAGTTACATATCCTACTACTGTTTTTGCGCTGCCCTCAAGTACTACCCAGGCTACGAAAAACCCTAGGAATGTAAAGTTTTCGTTTAGGGCTGCCATGCCCCATTTTTTTAACCATTTCATTTTATTTCCTCCTTCTTGATGCAGTTCCAACTATCACTTGGCCAGCAATGATTGTTACAACTACAATATCTTCCGATTTTTCACGTTCTGGAATAGACATATCTGCTCCGATGTTAAGCAAGGCTTTCCCTAACTCGCATTTTTGCTCTTCTGTCAAACCTTCTATTGCTTGTTCTGGATTAAAACACCCAGCAATTGCTTCTGCTAGTGCTGCTGGACTTTCTAAAACAAGTAATGCTGAAGCAACTTCTGCCTGAATAACTACAGGATTACCATTTGCATCTTCTCTTACCTCTACTGGGATTGTAGGAGGAAGATCACGATATTCAAGTCCCGCTGCTTCTATGTTGGCAGCAGTTACAGGTGCTCCTTCTGCTGATTCTACTAATACATCTGAAACTAAATCTTTTTCTGCTAAAGTAAATTTGCCGTCTTCAGATAAGGCTTCAGATAAATTAACAACTTCTGCAGTTGTTATTTCTCCATCTGCAGAAAGCATTTCTGTAATAAATTCTGCTTCCGCTTCTGTTAATCCACCTTCTGATAAAGATTCAGACACTTCAGCAGCAATCTCTGCAGAAACCTCTCCACCTTCAGCAATTGCTTCTAGTACTGCAGAAACCTCAGATGCATCTAAACTACTATCGCTAATTAAATCAGTAATAACTTCTTGAATATCTTCTACAGAAAGATTTGCACCACTTTCTGATATTTCTTCAATAGATACTTCGCTTTCTTCAAATACAGCCTCTACTTCTTCTGCAGGAGTATCAACAGGTTCTGTATCAATTGGCTCTGTGTCTACTGGTTCTGTGTCTACAGGCTCTGTATCCACAGGGTCTGTATCTACAGGGTCTGTATCTACAGGGTCTGTATCTACAGGGTCTGTATCTACAGGGTCTGTATCTACAGGGTCTGTATCTACGGGAGTTGTATCAACTGGTTCTGTGTATACAGGGGTTGTATCTATTGGAGTTGTATCTATTGGGGAACTATTGCCACCAGTAGTTAAATTGGAGCCTTGTGGTGCGGGTACAGAAATAACAGTCTCAGTATATTGACTTACAGGTCCAGACCAGTTAGCAACTCTAACAGTATAGGTAGCGCCTTCTGTCAAACCACTTAACTGAATAGATGCAGGAGCACCATCTGTATTATATGTTCCACCTTCGTATGGATTTTCTGCATCTGGATCATCTGTTACTACTTGATAAAACCAAGTGTTTGCTGTATATCCTTCAGGTAGGGATGGTGTAACAGTTGCGGTAGTTCCTGCAACAATTGGAGTTGAAATTATTGGGGCAGGGGTTGGAATGTTGTTATTAATTGCAGTAACTAGTTGACTTGATTTAGTATTTAATGTTGACTCAAGAGATGTCTTTGTTGATACCGCTGAGTTTACCGTATTGGTTAAAGATGTAGTATTGATTGCATTTATATTAGAAGTATTTGTTGTATTTTGTGCAACAACTGGGGTAAGGCTTGAGTTTAATTGTGCAATCGTTGCATTTGCTGCGTCAACCGATGCCTGAACTGTTTCTGTGTTTAAATCTACATATGGAGTGAATGCTGCACCTTGACTTATTTGTCCAGCAAAACCTGCTCCAACATTAGTATCTGTAATTGGAATAAGTGCACCGTTGGTTGTTTCTCTATAATTAAACCTTGCTTGATCTGGTATTGGTCCATTAGCAGTTACACTTGCTATCCATGCACCGTCATTTGGATTTACATCAGCATTAAATCTTACTTGAACCATTTGCGTAGAGGCATCTTGTTGTGGGTATGGACGAAGGTCCCAAGCAATATCTAAACTTGTACCAGTTGTTGC